ACTGCTTGACTCTGGCGAAGGAGATCCCCAGCCGGTCTCCTATTTGTCTTAGCGTCATTGGCCCATGCTCATATATGGCGATCAAACAACAATTATAATCTTCAGCAAAATCTATATAATACCTACAATCAGAAACAGTACAACAAGATTTAGATTTTCTACATTCTCTGCTACAACTCCGCATGCCATCTTTCATAGGTCTGGGTACTCCTCTGCAATCAAATCAAATATATTATCTATTTGCTTATCATCTAGGGCTAAGTCCTGCAGTGTTTTCTTTCCTTTAGTTATCTGTTTTCTACTCTTATTCTTTCTGCTTTTTGACAAGCTACCAATATCGCTAATAAAATCTATTATGCGCTCATCGCTATTAATGTATCCACTAATGACGTGCCTGAAGAACGCCGATTGTGTTAGGCCATCGTGTTTTAATCTAACGATAAGTTGTGCGTGGCGATGATCCGTATCTGTGAATACTATTCTTTTTTCTTTTTTTCCGTACTCGCTCATCACCAATTCCTATTGTTGATGTGAGTTTTGCTTTCGCTGAATCCGGCTGATGTTTGTTGGATAAATTCCGCCTTAGCTTGTAGTTCGCTTAAGTTTCTAGCACCAGTATATGAGAATCCCGATCGTATTCCACGGGAAAGATCCTCAATGATAGGTCGGAGGGGTCCGCGGTAAGGTAAGGTCGTTGAAACGCCCTCGTACGATGAATATTTGCCACGCCAATTAATTTGCGCCTCTTTGCTGGCCATTCCGCGATAAATCTTCCAGCGATTACCTTCTTTGTCTGTCATGATGTTTCCGGGAGTCTCGTCGGTTCCCGCCAGAAGAGAGCCAACCATTACCGCATCGGCCCCAGCAGCTAGCGCTTTTACAATATCCCCGGAAGTCTTGATCCCCCCATCGGCAATTATTTTTACATCGCGATCGGTCTTGGCACAATCCATGATTGTTTGCAATCCCGGCATGCCGTGGCCAGTTTGAATGCGAGTAGAACAAATGGAGCCTCCACCAATATTGCATCGCACCGAGTCTGCGCCCCAGTCCGCTAAATCGTTCACTCCCTCTATGGTAGCCACATTGCCGGCCATTATATGTAACTCATCCCCAAGGAGAGAGCGTAGCGCTACTAAGGATTCCTTCATCGAAAGATGATGACCATGAGCCACATCCACACAAATGAAATCCACCCCTAAAGCGTTCAATACGGCGGCTCTATTAAGATAGTCTCCACTGATTCCTATCGCTGCGCCGATCTTCAAATTAGATGAAGCGTCTTTTGCCTCATTTATGAGCCTCGCTTGTTCTTCAATGGTGTTGTATCGATGAATTACCGCCACGCCACCACAATCTGACATGGCGGCCGCCATCTCTTTTTCAGATATGGTATCCATGGGGGAGGCAATGATTGGGACGTCCAGAACGACTTGCTTGCCCAAGTCAACAGAAATATCAATTTCGCTTCTGGAGCGAATATCGGAATATTTCGGTATTAAGAGGACATCATCATAACACAATGTGCGCCTCATAAAGCCTCCCTGTCTATGAAACTAGTAATCTCTCTTACCCTGTACCAAGTGCTATCATTTGGCTCTTCTGGCTCAGGCAATAGTCTTGTCGTTGGGCGGCGGTTGCCGATATTTGTATGAATAACAACAATCGATGGCACTCCGCTGAATTTCATTGTCTTTTCAATTTGTGGATGATCGTCCACATTAAAAGCGAAAAACTTTAACCTACTGTATCTTTCGTAATCTGAAATGTCTGCGTAATATTCTCTCAAGTTGTGACATAAGTGGCAATTGTTTGAATAAAACTTAACCACGCAAGTTGCGGCTTCTTTAACTTGGCCGCTAAGAATCATCTCTAGTGCGTCGATCGAAAGTCTCTGTACTGGCATCTAATATCTCCTGTGTCTTTTTTATGCAATCTGGGCAGAATAATCTTACCACCTCTTGTCTAACAACAACCGACCACGACTGCACCATGGTCTTGTTCTTTTTATCGAACTCCTTTTGGCATGTGTTGCAAGCTTCGGGAAGTTGGCTAAACTGAGAAATTTTTTCGGAAAGATTTTTAGCGGCGGCCTTGCCCATTTTCTTTTCAATGGCGCGGCGCTGGGATCTATTCATCTATTCATGGCTCCAAATATCTGGCGATCGCTTGAACCATAAAATACCACGACGGCGGAAGGGAAGGGGGCGCTATTTTCACTATCGCCAAACTTAAGCCTTCCCTTGACAAAATATACTTCATCCGCTTTCATAACATATTCGTGCCAATATTTAGTATCAGTGCGGGCCGGAATCAGCATGACGGCGCTTGTGTCCTTTTTGCGAGATTCGTCGTAAGCCTTTTTAATCCATTTTTGAATTCCGCGGCCATAAGGAGGATTAATAAAACTATTAAAACCCTCCCAGCTTTTAGACAGACCATCCTCTGCTTCTGTGAAGAAGTTTGCACACTTGGTGTTCGTGGGATCGGCGCAAGGATCTAAATCAAAGGGCCCAAATCTCCAATTTAATTTGTCGAAAAATTCTTGGGGAGTGGCCCACTCACCAGTCTTGGATGAAAAAAGAACCACCTGCGTTTCTCTATTCATCGCACGCTCCACAATCATTGTCGCTATACTCGCGGACCAAGCCTTGAATAAATTTTGTATTCCACAACCACACGCTAACGTTAGTCTTCAATTGCTGAAAATATTCCCTAACTAGCCTCATTGTTTTCTTCTCCTGAAAGAATGTTGAAATTCTCTACGACTTCATCGATGTTTACCTTTCCTCTATAGAGGCGATAAGCCTTTACAGCGGCTCGAATTTCATCGGTGTTTAACCACCCATTATTGCGAAATTCGGCGCGCAATTCCCGCTTTTGCTCTTGATAGGGTTCGATACAATCTTCGATTGCTTTAAGGGAGCGAATATACTCCTTGACATATTGTCTCTTCTGGTTGTTTGTTGTGGCCATTAAGCCCTCCTTTGTTACTCATAAAATATAACACCTTTAAATGGCAAAGTCAAGCTTTTTATCCTAATTGCCTAAATGTTTTTCCAATAGCGTACGTGCTAAATCCCCAATTGGGATCATATTTTAAGTTAGCCATGTACGGCCTATTAAGATGAATTCGATCTTTCTCTGGCTTGACACCCCAGCATCTTATTCTAGTTGATTCGTTGTTGGAATCGATTACTTCAACAATCCAATAAAGCTTTCCATTCTTGGTCTTCTTGGGTACAATCTTGCGGGGGATAAACCAGCAAAGTTGTAACGATGGATCAAATTCCGATATCGGTGGGACAAATTTTTCTTGCAACTTTTCGATGGTTTCTGGACTAATAACCAAATTCATCGGAAACATACCCGTTAAATCTGTTTTAAATTGAATGATCTCTTCTTCTGAGAAGTCTCCTTCGGGTCGATAAAGTTCTAGATTTTCTTGAAACTTCTTGAGACTCTTTGGCCGATCCACAATACAGGTGGACCAAAAATGCTTTCTCCCTGTGAATCTATCATCAACGATCAAATCTAGAGCGCCGCCGCGACACAAAGCATCCAATGCTTTTTTGTTTAGCTTGCTGTATGAGACCTCTTCGCGGAAAAGCAGGTCTTCAGCATTCATGAACGGCCTATTTTCTAGAACCTGCTCGATGGCTGCGAGGCCCAAGCCCTTAATAGAGGTGAGAGGTTGGATGAGTGTCTTTCCATCGTCGCTAATCTCCCACACGGTGCCAGATTTATTAACGTCAAGGGGCTCAATGTCAAAGCCAAATTTCTTAGCGATATTGATTGCCTTCTCTTTGCGACTCTCAGGCTCCTTGTCCAAGAATGCAGCCATCCACTCTGCAGGATAATAATTCCACAGCCATGCACATTGAAACGAGATAATTGAATAGGACACAGCGTGTGACTTGTTGAAGCCGTATCCTGAGAAGTATTCAAACTTATCCCACAGTGCTTGTGCGGAATCGCGAGCAATCCCGTTCTTAGCACATCCTGTAATAAACTTGTCGTGCAGCTTACCCTTAACGGAGCCTTTGCCGGTGCCCTTCTTGGTCAAGACCTTGCGGAGCATATTACCTTCGTCAAGAGTCAGGCCGCCAAGCTTGTGTGCCAACAGTGCTATCTGCTCCTGAAAAATAAGGAATCCGAACGTCTCTTGTGTAATATCATGCGCATCGTCGTTCAAATATTTGATGTAGTGTGGGTTTTCTTTGGCTTCTACGTATTCATCGTGCACGTTTGCCGCCAAGGGCCCGGGCCGGTAGATAGCCGTGATAGCAGACACATCAATGATATTGGTTGGCTTGGCGCGTACGCAGAACTGCTGGGCTCCTTGCTCTGTGAATTGGAAAACCCCTGCCCATTTACCTGTGTGAAAAATGTTTCTGTAAACTTCCTGATCATTTAGATCGATCACATCGGGATGCAAGTGCTTATCATAATATTCTCGAATCTGTGTAAATGTCGGATCTTCAATATTGTGATGTCTTCTGAGAATGTGATAGATTGCACCTTCCATCATCTTGAGTGTAGAAAGTCCGAGCAAATCAAATTTGATGAAACCCATTGGTTCAAGATGTCGAACGTTTTGACCCTCAGACCACGGCGCCTGACGCACTCCACCTGAATTAATCAGCGGCATGCTCTTGTCTAGGTTTTCTGCGATAACGACACCGCCTGCATGTCGCGAACAAGAGCGAACCTGACCGACTAGACCCTCAACGTGTGTTTTGACTGCGGGGTATTTGTTAAGGTATGCCTGCAACGTGGGCGAGAATTCCATCACCTCTTCCCATGTTGGAGCATATACGCCAGCCTTGATACCGTGCTTGCGCTTGGCCTCTGGGGTTGCTTCGCGAATCATAATAGATGTAACTGTGTTGACCTCTGTAAACTCTACATTATACAGCTTGGAAATATCCTTAATTAAAGACTTTAACTGGAGGGTGTTCCAGTTAGAGATGGGCGCAACACAATCTTCGCCCCACATCTCTACCAGCTTTTCTTTGAGCGCCATGCTGTCCGACACATCGTAGTCAATATCGGGATAGTCCGTGGCGTCCGAGCGTAGGAAGCGAGAAAACAGAAGGCCGTGCCTAATGGGATCTACCTGAGTGATGTTTAGGGCATATGCCACCAGTGAGCCGGCTGCTGAGCCGCGGCCGGGGCCCGGAAGCATCATGTCTGTTGCAACATCGACAATGGACTTCATTGTCAGGAAGTACTTGGAAAAGCCGCGGTCATCAATAACGTTTAGTTCTTGTTTGAGGCGGTCTGTGTATTCCTTATTGGTGTGCAGGCCTTTGTCTTTGAGTCCTTCGAGTGCGTAATTTACCAGCGCCTGTGTTGCTGTAAAGCCGGCTGGCACTACGAATTCGGGAAGGCGAACTGTATTGTCGGGCAGGAATGACTCAATCCGCTCGAAAGCGATCCTGTGAGATTCCTCAATACTTTTCAAGACTACATCGTCATCATACTCAAACCCCGTGGATTGTGAGTACTGCTTGTAGCTTTCCCAGATCTGGTCACCATTTTTTGGATACAATTCATATCCAATTTCCTCAACACCCTCGGGGAGTTGAGATTCTTCCTCGGCCCATGAGGGTCGACCTTTACCAAGCCAACCAAGACGCTTGTAAAGCTCTCTGTCCTTCCAAGCGTCAGGGTTGGGGTAATGACTGTCGGCTGTAGTGACCAGTCCAACGCCAAATTCTTGAGCAACTTGAATCACATATTGGTTAAGTTCGTGCTGCTCTTCGATGTTGTTCCATTGTATCTCGGCATACCACCTATCACCGAAAATATCGACCATACGTCGTGTTGACTCACGCATAGCGTTGAGCACTGCTTCAGAGCCCTCTTCTCTATTTTCCCAATAGTTTCCAGCGTACACCCCGCCAAGACAAGCAGAGGAAGCAATGATACCTTCATTATATTTCTTAAGAAGCGCATAATCAATACGTGGATATCGGTAAAAGTTCTCGGGCTGATATGATTCCGACACCAGCTTAAATAGGTTGTTCAGGCCCGTTTGATTCTGTGCCAGCAAAACCAGATGACGACGACGCTTGAGAATGCCTTGAGTCTTCTTGCTGTCGCCTTCATCCTCAACAGTGGCGCCAGATTGGGCATCTCTCTTGATGGCCCGGGCTTTCTTCTTGTCTTCCATCGCTTGATCATAGGCCTCGCGCCATTCTGCGATAGAGGGGGTAAAATATGCCTCGCAGCCAAAGATGGGCTTAAACTCTTTGCCTGCCTCTTGCATCTTCTTGGCATGCAAAACTTGATATGCCAAGCCATTCATGTTTCCATGATCGGTGAGAGCCAAAGCATCGCAGCCATTCTCATATGCAAAATCCATATGAGCCTGTGGATATCCGATAGCGTCAAAAATAGAACCTGCCACGCTGTGGGCGTGCAGTCCAACAAACTTAATCTTGGAATCGATTCGATTCATTGTTACTCCTTTGTATATGGTAATTTAACATGTGCGCGGGGTGTTGTCAAGTCTTTCTCTGGTCTCTCTATGGTATTATCTGATGCAAAAAAATCCCGATATCCAGCCCAACTAGAAATGTCGCTAAACCAAGATAAATCGACCTTTTCGCATTTTTCATCACTAACTTGCCCAAAAATATCCACGAAATCGAACTGGCGCGCTGACCACCGCTGGTGGAGGGGCAACTTCTGGCTTGGGTACTGTTGGTCTGGTGAAGGGGGTAAATATTCCTTTGTGGTCTTTTTGTTTACTGCTCTTCGACATAATTTAAAATCTTCTCCTGTCATTGTGAATGGTAATGGTAAATTGTCTTTTACAGTTTTTCCCTCGTAGGAGAAAAACAAATTATTCTGTCTATCGGATATATTGCGTCGATGTTCTCTAATACTGTAAATATCATAAACCCCAAACGGAAATGAAACAAAGTACTTCTCAGGCACTATCCAGTGCGAAACCTTGTAAGCAGTTCTCCACGCAGAGTATATCCCATATAAAACTGACCAACCATACGAATCTCGGCGGTCGCGATCTTTCGGATGAATTGGTACATAATAAATAGGTATCTCTTTTCGTTCTTCCGAGCTAAATTTTGATGGGCGTCTGTAGTATACAGGATCATATATCCACTCGCCGATCACTTTGCGAATAATCGGCGCCAAGTCGTCATTAGCAACAATCCAAATCGTATTACATCCCGCCATAGCGCACTCAAAAACTGATTTTTGAATCGCTGTGAACCCGGGCGCCACAGGTATTAAGCAATCGGGAACGGGCAGTTCGAATTCAGTTTTTGAGTTGGCAATTGGGACTATACCCGCTAAGTGTAGCTTGCTCATATTCTCTCAAAAATCTATCGTAGGCCACGATAGCTGGTTGTATACCTTTAAGCAGGCTTTTTTCGTTAACTTTCGGAAGTAATATATTGCCGGCCTTCGATCTGAATTCATCTGCGCACTTATGCGTTTTGCGATTGATGCTATTTGTTCTAAATTTGTAATGTTTTGGCTTTCCTGATTTTGTGTAACCATGTGCAAATGGACCTTTCATTCCTCTCTTTTCCATTTCGTGGACCACCTTAAAGCGTGCCATCGTTTCGGAATATTCAAAGTCTAATAATTGAGCGGCTGTTAATTTTGATACCGCACAAGCATCTCTAATAGGAGTATTTCCATCAATACGGTCGGAAGAATAAAACCATATCTCGCTGATAAAATCATCGCCTGTGTGTATAAGGTCGATTTCATGCTTGCCTCCTTTATTGAATGCAATATAATCATAACATATATAAATATCATCGTCAAGCGTTTTTTTGCCGGCGAAACCGATGCTGTTATCATCCCCAAAATAGTGACACTCACCAAAATTAAATTCCATTATTTTAGAATATTCATTTGAGCAAACAACACTTTTCCCATCATATCTCATTGTAGTGCCCAACCCAGATAGCGGAACTTTGCCGTCCAAAGACAACAAAAAAAGCAACCTTTCCCATAACAATTCTTTTTGAATTCCAATTTTCTTTTTACCCTCAAACGTCGTTAAACTTTTTACTCGTGCATCTAGCTTTAGACATGACAAGTCCAATTCTGACTCCAAATAGTCAAATCTAAAAGGCCGCCGCGGGCTGGTGAAAAAAATCGGCAAATTCTTGTTAAAGGCATATAAAACCGCAGGTAATGAACTGCCCACAACTATCTCATCATACTGAAAAATCAAACTACCTTCTCAGCCCGTAGCTATTGTAACCGCCAAATTCCCATTCAGGATTCATAATGTGGTCCCTTTGTGGATAGTGATTCCATCCGAGAGCGTGACCAAATTCATGCTCTAAGATCCTTTCCCGCTCAGAATTTCTTGGGGTTATGTAAATATTTGCTTTCACTATTTCTCCTGTTATTCTGTGTGTGGAGATCTTGGTAGCCGCAAGATGTTTTTCATTAAATTCTTGGTGCGGCAAAGTGATGAGAATTTCTCTTCTAAGAGGCGGAGGCATTAAACAATTATACATGTCTTTTTCAATTATTATATTACCAAATTCATATCCCAATCTTTTCCAATAGTTCATTGCCCTCGAAACGCGGGCTGGGCTAATCCCTGTGTCTGGACATATTCTCACATTTGGTTTTGTCTGCCACTTCCCCTTTTGAACTGGTTTTGATAAAACAATTGCTGGATAAACTTCCGACTGATGTTCGTAATAATGTTCTCTTTCTATGGCGAAACAAGACAGGAAAAGCAATAGGAAAATGCGCACACTATAAGTAGGTGCTACTCCTATTCTTCGTTTTCTGTCTCTCTCAGTAGGGAGTCAATATCAAGTCCCGCACAATCTATCTTGCCTTTGTTTATGTGATAATGACTTACAAATCCTGAAAAATTTCCATACGCGACGTCTTGTACGTATTTGGTGGATGTCTTGCCAAATTGGCTTGTGGGTGTGATATATGGGATTCCCGTTGCACCATGTATCGCTTTCCATAGCGCCTTTAGGGCTTTGATTTGCTCCGGATAAAAACCCATAAAAGGGTCCAATTTCTTCCCGTGCACCCAAGCATCCTCCACTAACGGGCGCTCACCAAAGCCATTCTTAATATACCAATCCTGATATTTTGGATAATATGCGTTTGTTATTTCAACACCAACTGAAGGTCGATTTGTGCGGGAAGAGCCGGCATGCCATGCCGCATGCTGCATATCAAGAGTTTGATATATTGTACCATCATTATCTATCAAGAAATGTACCGAGATTCCACGCTTGTCGAGCACACTTTGACAAGACTTGGAAGATAAGCAAACATCCCAGTGATTAACAAAATAGCGAATCTTGCGTTGGGGTCGGCCTGAATAGTCATAGTAGCTCCCGCGCTTGGCTTCTATGCCGCCTTCCTCTGACCAAAGCACAAACTTGTCCCACTCAATTGGATGAAACTCCCCATTGTATACAATGTAATTAGAATAGCTAGTCGGCTCATCTTTGCAGTAATCGCCCACCACTTCCTGCCTCTCGGTCCACAACCTGCGGAAAGTCATTGGACCACAAAGACCATCGGCAGCCAAGCCGTGTGCCTTTTGCCACTTCTTGATGGCTCTTACTAGCTTGTCGTCGAAATACTTTTCACCGAACCAACTCGGTTCCCAGCCCAGCTTCTTGGCGGAAGCTTCGTTGTAAAAATGTTTGTCCATGCATGGTGGCTCCCTTATTCAATCATTCCAACAACATAATTGTCCAAAATGACATTATAAATAGTTGCTCCAATGCTTATTTCTTCAATCATAGAGCGATCAACCACCAAATTTACACCCTCTGACAAATTAAATCTCGCATCTGGGGCGGCACAAACTGCCCTAACTTGCACATACCTTTCTTCTTCTTTGGGCTTGTACTCCTCTGGCAATACAATTAGAGAATCGGTTTCCTGTTCTGGGCTTTGTGGCAAATCAATCAAAATATACCTGTTCAATGGTTTAAGCATGCGAAATCTCCCTCATAATCAGCATTTCTTGCACTTCGTAGTCGTGTTTGCTGAGAAATATATCTTCTCTTTTCCCGCATTTTTTACAGTACATGGTCATATGCACGTTCTCGCCTTGCGTAGACCTAACATTTCCTGCCGGTATGAAGTAGCATTCGTTGTTTGTCGCGGAACAGCGCCTTTTTATCATATGCGCTTCCATTAGATGATTAAAGTTCATTTTTCCTCCTAAATTGTACATGAATCGTTGGTGCAAAATTTTGTTCCTGCACCGCCTTGGCTATCTACAAGCTTTGTCAGTTCTCTGATCTTGCTCTTCATTTTTTCATATTTCTTTTTAGTGATTGGCTCATACGGTGCTTGCTCATAACCTGTTTCTTCAAATTTCAAAAACGAAACTGCCTTCAACCTCGTCTCATAGAGTTCAAGAGCACCTTTAATCTCAGATGCTTCCTCTGGTTTAAAAGTGACTGTAATAGACACTGAGTTATCGGCCCAATAATGTTGATACTGGGCTGCAATCTCAAGTTGCTCCCAAAGTCCCACATCTCGCTTTCCCTTCGCATAATAGGGCTCATGGATAGGAAACTCAACAACAACAGTGTTCGGAGAATATTTATCATCTTCAATAGTATAACCTGCTTCTTTTAAGTTGTCAATAAGTTTGGAATCCTTTGCAAACCTGATTCTACGAATATAGTATTCGCTTTCCGGAAAGTGTATACCCGGAGTGGAACCATTCAACAAAGATACGGTGCCCGAAGGCTTTATAGATGTCATTCTAACTGACTTGGGTATACATAGCCAGTTTGAATATTCTTCGTCTAGCTGCTTTACGTGTTCGTACGCCTTGTCACACCACTGATACATTTCTCTGCGGCCAAATTTATTAAATGCCTGAACAACTCCCGATTGTGAGAGACCAATTCGTCTATTCTTCAGCATCTTGGCATTGGTTTCTGGCCAGTGGGTGTTGGAAAGCGTGATTGTTTTCCCATATAGATATGCAATCTTCAGGGTACGTAGATAATCATCAAGATCTTCGTGTTTTGCGGGGTATGTCTCGACCAAGCAACACAATTCTGCATCTTCCAACTGTTGCTCTACGCAAGGATTAAATCCGGCAACATTAATGTCATCATATCGTGGCCCGTCCTTAAATCTGCCTCTGGTTCTAGCGTTATCCAGCCAGATATATCCGGGTTCGCCGTTCTTCTGACTCTGTTGGGCATGCCATGTGTAATCCATGCCCACCACAGCATGGAAAGAGTTGTTAGACCCCCATCGGTGATGATACAGTTTCTCCTGATCGTTCTTCATTTCCAAATAATATCGATCATCGTGTCGACCCATAGCAAGAGCAGCAGATCTGCGTACATTGCCAGAAACAACACACCGACCAATAAGATTTTCAGTATCAACGATATCTACCGAAGTTATGGGTTCTCCAATCTTGGCAGAATATAGCTCTCTTAGGCTTTTGTGTAGTTCAATCAAGGGATCTGCCCCGGAGGAGGTTCCGCCGAAACCCTTAATTTCGGCACCATATGGCCTAATCGCAGAATAATCAAACTTGGGCACCTTTCCGCCAAAAAAGAATCCGTCCAATAACATATGAACCGAATCTACCCAGCCTTCGCGAGAATCATCAATAACGAGAGTGTCGTTAGTATATTGTGGCTCCTGAATTGTTATCGCGCCGGCACCTTCTGTGTCAAACCCGACGCCAACACCAACCATTAGTGCATCCATCATCCACGCAAAAAGATACCCACCCTTCGTAGCAAGATCCCGGGTAGAGCGGAAGGCACAATTAAATAGGCCGGCCGCAGTGCGTTCCTCAATAAATTTGGTACCCATCATCCACAAGCCGCGGCCGGGTGGGGTCCACTTTAAATTAAAAAGACGGTCATATGCTTCTTTCGCTGTCTTTTGCGCTTTTCCATCGTTCCACTCCAATCCAAGCTGGAACACATGCTGTTTTTGCATGTTAAACATACCCTCGACAACGCGGCGGCATGTGTGCCACCATTCCTCACTACCGGTAGCCTCTGGATCAAATTCATTAAGTCTGCGTGAGTATGTTCGTTTAAAGGTTACATACCCCAAAGGGCCCCATGGTACCTCTGCTTCTTTATATGGTTCAATAAAGGTATCTGATAGTCTAAATCTGCGAATATTTTCAATTGTTCTCATTTGTTATGGTTTCCTATTTCTAAATTTTTCATATTTGTTTTGCAACAAGTTTTTTTGCATGCTAGCGCTTAAGGCTACCGGATTTAGTGGTATTGCACCTTGATGGGCGGCAGATTTAGGCATTACTTTAATACACGCGTTGGAAAGATCCATGAATATGTCATAAATCATACCATCGGGTCCATTTCTATTCTTTGCAATAAAAATTTTTCCTTGATTGTTTTGCTTATCTTCGACTGTACGAGAGACTGAAAAAATAAAGTCGGCAACAAAGCATTTATTGAATGCTTCCGAAATTTGCTCCATCGTGATCACTTCGGCATTAAGTCCTGATCTGTTGGTTTGCGAAGCGGTCCATACAGGACAAGCAAACTCAGTAGATATTGCACGTAGTTCTTCGTAGATAGATTCCAATTCGTTTCTCTTCTCTTTTCTTACAACAACCGGTCTTAAGAGATCAGCATAATCAACGATTATCATCCCCGGCTTGATGCCTCTCTTTAACAACTTGGTAAGGTGGGATCTGATGGTGTTAGTTGTCGCAGATTTGGTGGGATATTCTTTAATAATCAATTTTCCGTTAATGTTCTTAACTTCTTCGTAAACCTCTTCTTTGAAGTTAATAATATCAGAAAGAGGGTATCCTGTTAAGCAACTATCGTATCTATTGGCGATGGTTGTGTCTTGCAGTTCTAAAGTGTAGTGCACTACAACCTTTTCGTCTTTTAGGGCTTCGGCGCCAAGGTGCACCAAACAAAATGACTTTCCAGCACCCGTCGGAGCAATCACCACTCCCAATTCACTCTTTCCGAGGCCGCCGCCACAAATTGTATCAATTTCTGGCCAGCCAGTGGTAATCGGGAGCCTATGTTTCGGTATAAATCTTTTTTCAAAATCAACGAAATAGTCGTATCCAAAGTTGTTGTCGGATCCCAACTTCAAAGAGTCATTGATAACTTTAGAGATCTCATCAAACGAACAACTTTGAAGAAGACCAACCGACTTAAGCATTGCCTCTTTCAGTTTTTGTTTACGACAAAAATCAAGAGATTGTTCTTTGATATATGCCGCATCCGTTATATCTTTCGTGGAGATTCTCGCGAAATAGTCCCTAACTTGCTTACATATCACAGCATCTTCTGTTTCCAGATCCGTGCGCAAAATAGTGATCACGGCCTCAGCAGAAGGATGCGTGCCATAGCGCTCTCTATAGTTTATAATCTTGCTGACAAATACGCGGAGATATTCCAGTTCTAAAAAACTTATATCCAGAACTTCAGTAATTTGATCTGCGAAGGGCCGATCCTCGTAGATAAGTTGAATCAGGCCCTCCTGAAAAGACTTCCCGTATTTGCCTAGACTTGCGCTTTCAGACAATTGGCACCCCCCTAAGCTCACTTATAAATATAACAAAATCTGACTGAAAGTCAAGCATTTTAACGGTCCATCGAAATTTTATTTAGGTGCAATTCTAAGTCTTTCCAGTTCAATTCTCCAAAGCCATCGTCGCGCATTTTCTTCATGATCTCTATCTTGTTGAAATTGCACTCAAAGTTCTCTATTGCGTTCCTAATAAAGTCTTTGGACTGTGGGGAAAGCATGGGAGAATATAGCTGCATCATCTTGTAATTGTGCTCAATAATTTTCTCGCCTTGCACAATATTGTCATGAAATTTCAATGGATTTTCAATTTTCTGGCAATAAGAAATAATTTCTGGAATTGTGTAATCTTTGTCGGCGGCTAGAAACCCCAATCTCTTTTGGATAGTTTTAAATCCCACGGATTTAATTCCCGGTAGATTGTCTGAGGCATCTCCTACCAAGGCGCGCGCCAAAGCCATGTTTCTAGGGTGGACTCCTAATTCTTCCACCAAGCGATTTTTGTTATACACCGTCTTGCTTGTCGGCCGATAAACAACAGTCTCTTCATCACACAGTTGATAAAAATCCTTGTCGTTTGAGACGATTATTTTTTGCCATCCATCATAGTATCGCATTCTCGTCAAATATGAAATAACGTCATCCGCCTCCACTTCCGGAATAATCACCTGCACAATTGGCATTTCGTTTAGATACTCCATGAGGCGCATTTGTTGCCACACCTTGTTTTGTATCTCTTCGTCTTCCGTAAGATTCTTCACGCTACGATTTAATCGAATAGGCTTGCGGCCGGCCTTGTAGTTCTTATTCAGCGATTTACGCTTTTGGGAGCCATTTGGACCATCCCATGCTATAACGATCTCATCAGGCTTCGATTCTCTAACCAGCTTCTGGATAATTTTCAGCGAGCCCTTGATACCACCGCAGGGTTCTCCCTGCATAGTTAGGCTCGGATCCATAATATATGCTCTCAAATAAAGATTGAGAGCATCAATAATTAATACTCGTTTCATATCAGTTTTAGTCATTACGCCATCCACCAATCGGGTGATTCTGTTTTCTCTTGGTGCATGGTGTTGCGATATTCCAAAAGTGCTATTTCTTTGTGCTTAGCTTCGATCATCACATCGAGATCATGGCCGTAGTCGTCGAAGGGGTTGCGAATCATGTCGGAGTGAGCCTGTGGCTTAATCTTGGGATTGTTGTGTTCGACAGAGCGGGACTCTGCGTAGTGAACAACCGGCTTGACATCACCCCATGTAGACAGCGCTAGTTCAAGAGCTTCTTGCTCAGACTGGCCGCCGGGGTGCAACATATGGTGGTGATAGTCAAACACAATTGGAATGCCAATGCGCTTGTATACTCCGTCGTATAACTCTTTGGTAGAGTACAGTGAGACCTTGTCATCGTTCTCAACCGTGAGCCGCGTACGTACGTTGTCAGGCAGGCGTTCGAAATTGCGACAGAAGTTATCGAGGGCGAAGGGCTTATCTCCATAAGCGGCACCGACGTGAATATTTAACTTAGCGTATGGTGTGCGCGGCAAGCCGATAAGGTCGAACAAATCGCCGTGTACAGACAAATCAGTCTTGGTAAGCTGAAACACACGCTCCTTGGGTGATGCGAGCTTGTTAAAGGGTCCCGGATGTGACGTAAGGCGCATGTTATGCTGGCGTGCGAAATTGCCGGCAGAAAGTGCTGCAGCATGGATAGCACCGAAATTGGGCATATCCTGTAGGTCGTACTCACTGGCCCACGGGATAATATCGGATGACAGGCGATAAAAGTAAATATCGTGCTCAAGATTCCACTCAAGAATCTTACGTAGATCGCGTAGATTCTGTAGCGCCAACTCTGACGCATACTCGATGCCGCGATCGTGAAACGTACGTTTGATCATCGTACGGTTGGTTGTGATGCGCTGCGTTTTTGGCAGCGACGAAAAGCCTTGATTGATACAGGCATAGCCATAGTTACGCATAAAACCCTCCTACAAGTTTATATGTTATTATAACCCATCGCATACGGGCTGTCAAGCGCTTTATTCAGGATCAGAATAAAATTGTTCTGCGGAACCTTCCCTCTTGTCGAACTTGCGCACGACTTCTTCGTCCATCAACTTTAACACATTTGCGCGGAATTCTTCATCTGATTGAATGATCTGCGTCCATTTTGATGGTTGAAACTTTTTCTCGTAGCCATCTGGCATTGTGAGGGTATACCATGCGCCGGCGCTCTTAAGGTAATCGGAACCCTTGATAGCTTCAAACCACGACTCCTCATCTCTAATTCCGATGTCGTCACTTCCCCACAAAATCCTAAAGGCACATGTGCGGCCTTGTGTTCCAAAGCGAGACTTCTCTAATTTTACCTTAACTTCGGAGCCGATTCGAAAACCCTTATCATCCTCGATAAAGGCAGACTTAGCCTTTCGTCCCGTAAGCCAGATACGAAGCGAGTAAGAATAGTGCATCGCCTTGCCGCCGGGTGTCATGTATGGGGTTGTCATGGCCACAATGCGGGCGTTGGGGCCGCTTGGGATATTAGTCTTAAGCTGGTTCAGCACGAGGAAGGTTGCCTGCTTGTCTGCAATAGGGATGATCAACTTTGACATCCCCTTGGCAAGAATGCGAGCTTTTACCGCCATCGAGGATTGAGGATTGAAATCTCCCTCTACATCAGATATCGATGGCGTCAGCGCTAAAGAATCCCAGATAAACAATAACTGCTCATCTGTGGCTCCCAGCAATTCCTCAACGGTTTCCAGCACAAATTCAACAGAGGACGCCTGAACATACATTAGTCTTTCTAGATCGCATCCTGCTCGTTCCAAAAAGCTTGGGTCGATAGCAGACTCAGAATCAAAATAAACGACCATCTTGCCCGTTTTCTGGGCATTTGCGGCAACTTGTGCGGCCATGTAAGACTTACCGGTACTTTCAAGGCCGGCGAGTTCTGTGACCTTTCCTACTGGAATACCCGCTACCTGTCCCTTACAGATGATGGAATCCAGCCAGCGTGATCCTGTGGGGATCCACTCTTTTACTTCTGTGGGGTTATCACCTGTTAGATCATGAGCGACATTGCGGCCGGCCTTTTTGTTAACAAGAGTCATTAAATCTTGCATCGAAACTCGGCCGGCTTTGGCGTCTTTATTGTTTTTTCTTGCCATTATTTCTCCTTGTTGGAAAGATACCAATTAATTTTTTCCCTTAAAAATTCTGCTTCGTCAACGTTTTCCGGAACCTTAAACATATACTCTGAATATTTAACTTTTACTCTTTTTTTGTTAATTGACGTATACTCGCCATTTGTATCAAAAAAACTTTTCGGAATTGCCGGATCGTTGCGATGAATCTGATTTTCAAATTTTTTCAAAATCTCTTCGCAGGCAGCATCATCTGACAGGAAACTTCTGATGACTTCTATATCATTGTAACACGCTAGTGTACCGTTGTCAAAGTTTAATTTTCTTTCTTGCTCCTCTCTCCACTCTCTGAGGGCTGGTGGGAAAATAATCCAATGATCATCCGACAGGGTTTTTCTGTCTTTATAGTTGGAAACAACAAGAACTTTATCTGCGAAAGGATCTTTTCTATATCTTCTTTTGGTCGTGCAGCCTTTGGATGCATGCTTGGTTTTCAGTTCAATGGGCATCTTATACGAAGCATCGTGACTTTGATCTCGTCGATGTTCGCCCTTGAGACCAAACAGTTCTTTTTGTAGATCTTCTCTTATGTTGTCCTGTGCCTTAGACACGCCTTCCTCTTAAAAATGCGGCACCCTATTTCAGCCGGGGTGCCATCGGCTTTTTACTACTCGCTGGGTGTGTCGGTAGAATTGGTGGTCTCTGTGGTACCGGTAGTTTCGGTAACCGAAGAAACTTCGACTGTCTCTGTAGTCGGTGTGGTTTCAGTTGTTGTGTTGTTTGAGACCGCGCTCGGATCAAAGCTGCAGGTTCCGAAAGCGGTTGCTACCACTACGACCCCTCCAACGAGGGCGATCCTCACTTTCCAACTAGCCAATTGTGACTTTAACCATTCCATAACATTCTCCTTCTCGTATAGAAAATTGCGGCACCCAATTTCAGCCGGGGTGCCATCGGCTTCTATGCAAGCTTAGCTACTAGTTGGCCATCAACTCATCGAACGCCTTGTCTACTGCGCTAGTTGAATCAGCGCTATCATAGCGTGTTGTCTCTGAGGAGCGCTGTTCGGCGCTAAGATTTCCAGATAGTTGCTCATCAAGAATTGCATCAATCTCTTCTGGTGTCTTCCTTTCGAAGAGAGTGTTGAACTCAGGGATGCCATCGAGGAGGGCGGGGATGGCCTCTTCATCTTCCAATAGGGGCGAAGAGTTTCTGCGCATCTTGAGGCTTGTCTGCGGATAGGCACCGGGGGTAGTGGGTTTCGTATATGTAAGGGAGATATCGGTGCCTTCCATGATGTCAGTAATATCTCCGTATTCTGGATCTAGAATATACCCCAAAAGTAATTCGTATGCTCGTTTTCCGTAGCCGTACATTTTGACTCCCTCTTCTTCGCGGCCACGAACGATTACAGGGGAAAAGAATCGCGCACGCACAAATAACGACTTAGCTAGCTTCTTGCTTTCCTCATCATTGTTGTCTACGCCTTCCTTCCAAACGGAAGATGCAAATTCACAAATTGGGCACTTCTCTCCGAAGTTGCGCTTGGGGCATGGAATGCCGCCTCTGTGTTCCCCTACGTTATAGTGGAAATACATCTCCTTGAGGGGATCTCCGTCCTTGGTGGGCACGATGCGAACTACTTGTTCGCCTTCATCGGGCTTGAACCAAACCGAATTTTCTCCTCTATCTCCCTCACCACGAAGTGTGGCAAGCTTCTTTCTCATTAGTTCCATATTGATTGACATTAGTTTTTTCTCCTATTGTTTTGTAAAGTATATCAAGCTTTCCTTGATATCTAATGTATCACTCTTGCTCTAGCTTGTCAAGAGTTTTTTGTTGTTGTATTGCGTTAGTGTGGGCAACGCAAAACCCAAAGTCTTGTAAGTGTGTTCCATATATTGCATATGAAATTTTCTTGAATGCATTGCGAGGCTTTTCCTTTAAAACATCTACAATGCGCTTATGTAAGCCAGTTTCGTTCTCTAATTTTTCCTCATTTATACATAAATAATAACATATATTGCGAGGCATGTCAAGCTCAAAAAACCATTTTTCTTTAAGACTTTTTGGATCTAACATGCCAATTGAGCGAATTCGATTCGATTCCGGCGGTCTAGAAACCTGACCAATTTCAGGTTCAGTGTGATTGAAAAAGTTTAGGTAATGCACGGCGGAAAAAATAGTGCTGTTCAAAGAATCATAATAGCTCTTAATCGAGATGTTTTGTATGTTTTTTTCTATTTCTAGGTTAGAGACTATGGTAATTGTATTGAATAGGGCCGATCTTGCGTATTCTTGCAGGACGCCAAACGCTATGTTTTCCAATAATCTTGGTATGCCGGTAATAAGTTCAATATCCGGCTTAATATAAAACAGATCGATCTTCTTGTTCTTGATTTGCTGTAATATTCCCAGAGAATAGTTTGAACTATACGAGGCTCCTACAACAAAAACCTGCACATGATCATTCAGGTCCGCGAAAAACTTCTTTAGATCTGGAATGTTTTGTTCGTATTCCTCTGGCTTATCAAAAACCTTCAGTTTATATTTATATTTGCTGTTTCTCTCGACTTTATTGTTGAGCAGATAGACATTATAGTTTTTTTGTTGTTTGAATTTTTCAGCAATTGCAGATGCCGCATTGCCGATTCCTACGACCGAGATCATACTTTCAGAGACTCCATGTCGTAATAATTTTGGCCGGCCTTTGTGTTGACCACAAATCTATCCAGCCTGTTTTTTGCGAACACTTCCTTGAGAACAGGGGCCAAATCGCGCTCAGAATCGCACAAATCTATAACTAACTCATCGTGCATCATGTGAGAAACAAATGATTTCTTATTTTTTAGTATTTTATCGATCTCCACTGCCCTGTCCATTACCAAATCGCTTGTAGTGCTTTGTATAATATAATTGAATGCTCGGCGTTCGTCAACTTTTATTTTGCGGCCGAAAATCGTATTGATGTGGCCGTCCTCATAATATTGGTCTACTATAGCATCACGATCATAATATTCTGTGTCTAAGTCTTTTGATTCTGCATTATAAAGCCATGAAAATAGGAGCGTTTTTGCAGATTCTCGATTCATGTTGGGTCTATTTTTAAAAATATTATTTACATTCCACATGTGTATGTCATATTCGGGCTGTTCTTTGCCAGACAGCGCTAAGAATGTTCTAATTTCCGCGCCGTTGTAATCCAAAGACAAAAACCAATCGTTTTTGGGCTTGATTAATTTTCGCAATTGCCTATTGATAGTCAAAATAGAAAAACAATTATTGCCGGTAGTCAGTCGGCCGGTAACTGTTCCAAATAGGTTATAGTCAATGTGCTTGGGCCCGTTGAGCAGTCTCTTGGCAGAGTTGCGATGTATCGAAGAAACGAACAGACTGCGACAATCTTCATTATTTAAGTTAAGCTCTTGGTGCTTTATCTTGTGTAACAATTTTTGAGCGCCACAAAGGTGTGCATAGTTTTTTGGTTTCTCGTAATTTTCAAAAACGTGTTGTGTGATTAAGTTTTTTATTTCCAAAAATCTAATCAAAAAATCATGCGGAACCAAATCAAAAAAACAATGTTGGCGAAAATCAAGCTTTGCAATTTTAAAAGATTTTTTGTATGCGCGCATTCTTTTTTGGATATTTTTTAAATCCTCTTGTAATTCTTCGGGACAAACTGCCTCTAAGGGCATGCCGCCACAGTACAGCCAAGCATATTCAGCCTCGCCCCTGCTGTCGGAAGCTGAGTATTTCCATGTTCTGTTGAGTTCTGTCGGCATTTCATCAAAGTGTAGAATTCCGTCCTTATAGATGCCGACACATTCTTGTTTGTCGTCTATTGATTGAAAATACATTTTCTGCTAAATTTCTTCCATTGCGCCATCGTCGTCGATAAACTCTTCGATTGGTTCTGTGATAGTCTGGACATCCGGCGTGTCATCCGGACGAGGATCTTTTTCTATTTGTTCTATTCTATTACTAATATAAGTCAATGAACCGATATAGTCAAATGGTTTATTCAAAAGAATTTCAAAAGAAGTTAAGCCCTTCTCAAGATTAGTTTTACATAATTCAATCGTGTTGTCAATGATTTTTTCTTGTTTTTCTATAGAATAGTCTGATTCTTCCTCAGCGAAACGAATTCTGCAGTATAAATTTACGAAATAAGAGTCACCAAAGATAGAGAAAAACTCTTCTTGGCTATATTCGATTGGCGTTCTTGTGATGGTTCTCGTACTCTCGTACGGCCTCACGTCGGTCATTTCGAAATATTGCGGAGTTTTTAATCTGTTGTAAGCCTCAAAAAGTTGCCTCTTAAAGTTGGCAAAATAAATTGAGCTAGCCTTTTCGTAAGCTGTTGCGATAATCTGATCTGTTTCCATGATACCATATTTTTCGGCATACTTCAACATTTGTGGAGAACCAACGTCCGCCACCAGTCGCCATGGAATATTCTTGTCAACCATAAACCCAAAAGTGGCACAAGCATTTAGAAAAAATTCCCAATTCTTGCTATTATAAAAAAGCTCAATCTTTGCTTCATCATTTGAAGGATCAAGATCAGAAATTTCGATAACAAGTCCTGAATTTTTTGCTGAGCAGTAGTGACTCTTTACGTATGCCGGCAACGTGAAGGGTCTTTTGCGGCCGGCTTGTAATATATAAGGCAATACCAAATATATGAATTTTTCAAATGAAATAAACTTAACATCATCATCTTGAAACATTTCTTCAAGCGCTTGCATATATTGTTGCGAATGTGCTCTATAGTTCTTTTTTGTGTTGTCGTAACCTTTAAATCCCTTAAGTTGTGCTAGATATTTATCTCCTGTGTCAATTTTTCTATTGAGGTTGCTTTTTTTAAAATACTGGGCCAAATTATTGAACGCGTCCGCTACAAAATTTAGTGCGCGCACATCTTCTTTTGGATCATCTACTTCGATAACACGCTTTAGCTGTAAAACGTAATTTCTTACTACCATTGGCACAAAATTTCGATCGACGCGTCCGTAAAGTTGTTTTTCTGCAAAATTGAAATCCACCAAATTTGTGTAAAATTCATTGGCCGTATCTATCTTATAAAAAGCTTTCTTGTTGAATGTGTTTCTTGCATTCTCTGTGTTATCTTTTACGTAATATTCAGACATTAATTAATTCCTGCCTCTGGATTTCCCGATGGCGGTGGGGCTGTCTCGGAATCTCCTATCATTAAATCTTGCACAAAAGCCAATCCCGCAAGGCGGCCGGCCGACACCTCTGATGGCTCTTCTTTCTTTGCTAACTTGTCATCTTTTGCCTTTCCGCCGGCAATTGCGCACTTCGCGGCAGCCGCCTTTTTTTTCTGTGGGCTTGTGAGGCGCTTTTGCGGCTCTTCGGAATCTCTTGTTATTTGTGCGACCCAAACGGCCCTAAACTTTGTTGTGGCATTCGCGATGCCATAGCTGTGTTCTGCGTTTACTACCATGTAATATCCACCAATACCAAAATCAGTTAGATTGCTGACATTTAGTCTCTCTGAGATTTCTGGATCCAAGTAGGGTACCCAACCCTTTGGATCTATGAATATATACTCTCCGGGATATATGTGAGGATTTGCATAACATTCGACATTTGCGTGATATATTTCCCTCAACTGCTGTAGTCCATCGTACCCTTCTTGTTCAAATCTGGCCTCCTTGGCGGAAACTCTTGTGTCGCGATCCAGTTGGATAGTTTTTACAATTCCCCGATCTGAGCCTATTGTATAGTGGTGAACCCCCATGCTCAAATCATCTTCATAAATACCCGTTAGTAGGCCCATGGGCTTGGTGCGAGATGCATAGAAAATCAAATAATTAACCTCATCTTTGAGATCACCGTAAATTGGGGAATTTTCGGCGCCGCCAACATTTAGTATTGGGCGCATGCCCGCGGCGTTACCAACCTCTGTAAATAATCTAGATATATATGGATTCGCCGGTTTGGCATTTCTAAGCTCACTTATTAGTTGAGTCACAGTATCAGAAGGAAAGTCAGGATCATTGTTATACGCCGTAAAGACCGTCTCTCTAAGTTTTACTGACTGCTTGGCAGTCGAAGAAAAACAAGAATCATCGTTGATAAACGAATTCAATAATTTAGTGACCAACTTTTTCATGAATGACGATAGATTAAAATCTCTCCTATCTTTCTCTACAGTCTCCGAGGCTAGCCATGCTGTAAAATATTTTATCGATACTGGTAGATCTCCCAAGCTTACTACAATGGTCTCTGATGGGTCTGAGGGGTTTACAATCTCTATTGGGCCCAAGACTAGCCTGAGTTTTCTAAATTCATTATAGTATTTTTCGCCGCGGACTAACTCATTGTGCATTAAGTATGGATTTACTTTGTTGCCTTTCGCTGCGACTTGGACGATTTCGCTATAGTTTGCTAGTTTTGATTCCATTCCCTTGAGCACAATATCAACAAGATCACTAAGATAGAAAAAACTTATATAATTGCCACTTGGATTAGAAGCCTTTTTGCGCACCTTTTTATTGTTGTCATCTTTTTCCTTTTTATTGTTATCTTTTTTAACATCGTCTTTTGTTGTCTCGGAGGAGGGTAAAGTGCCAATTTTTAATTTTTCATTCTTTAGCTCGTAAAAAGGACCTTCGGTGTTAAACTTTTTCAATTGCGATGGCGGCAACTGTATAAATCTGATTTTTTGCTCACTAAATAAATTACCAACAATAGAGCTTATCACCGATCGCCGATCGGTTTTAACTGCATTTAATTCTTCCTTTTTAAATTTCGCAACAGCTTTGGCGTCACAAGTTTCATTCAAATCTTGAAGTTTGAGTTTTCTACCCATGATGTTGGTATTTGTCTTTTTATCTCCTGTGAATACTGAAAATCCGCTTTGGTTGAAAAAGGTTTCCGTATAGGCTTGATAATTGATTATGAATTTCATGGTGCCGTCTTCTTGGAATTTAAATTCGTGAGTAGTTGGTATCAAATTAACGGTAAAAAACGAGTTGTTGATGGCATCGCTAAAGCTGTCTCCGACAAAGCTAGATGGGGTGGCGTATCCAACGACCGCCTTCAACCTAAAATCCAAAGAATAGGGATCGCCGATGTTTTGTCCGTGAGCATGGACATTTATCTTTTGTTTAATATTCTTATATCCGGTGCCGCCAGTTTTAAGAGCCAAATCAGCATATGAATAGGGAACAGAGCCTCTTCCTGTGCCTCTAATTTTTAGTATCTCATCGAAACTATTGGCATGCAGCACTAAACGACCCTTAATCATTCTCTTGGCAGCGAAAGGATCTCCCCCCTCAAAGGTTAAATCAAAGCTCTCTATTCCTGTACCAAAGCCTCTTTTATCTTTGCTTTTTAGTAGGTTCTCTAAATCCTCGCCGGCATTTCCAGCAAATCTATATTCCTGTTCCATCTCATCTCCGCGATCATTCTCAACAACCTTGAAGAGTCTAATTTTCGGTTGCAAATTCGAAATTTCCTGAGTTGGGAGTTGTAAAAGTTCCTTTTGGGAGTTGTACACTGCCATCCTGTTGATGAAAGCAAACGGATCGCTGTGCACCATAAGGCATGCGTTTCCGTTTCCACTCAAATATGGCAGTGGCTTTTGCTCTCCACCTTTTTCGCTTTCTATATCTTCAATCTTATATCTTACTAGTTGAAATATCTTAGCCAACAAGAAACATTGTTCTTTAAACTTGACCGATCTTGCCTTTGGGATGGTCTGAATAACTTCAGCGGCTTTTTGTTGCCCCTCCTTCAATGCCTCTTTGGCTGCGGCTTCGCGCGCGGCTTTTTGTTCATCAGAGAGAGCATCAACATCTGCTTTTGCTGGGTTTCTTGGATCTGTAGCGGGAGGCTGCATCCCTTTTTCTCTGAAGGCATCTGCAACAGCCTTATCTGCAAGAAATTCAGCATATGCTTTTTCGGCAAACTTCTGCATATTTACCGGATCACCTAGAGCCGCCCTAAGTTCCTCTGCGGACATTTTATAGAACGCATTCTGCTTGTCAAACATTTTCAATCTAAGATCTGTGTAGTATGTGTCGTCTTTCGTTCTTTGCATGAAGTTGTTCATATTGCCGGGACTTGACGTGTCCTGCGACCCGATATAAACCCACTTTGTCTTTGTGTCGTTCTTTATGTAGTGATCCATGGCCTTCTGGTACGCCGATGCGGCGGCGGAGGCGGTACTAGATCTAGTTGATTTGTCGTCCAAATCAGTGTCTTTGGACACTGTAAACGACATATATGATGGCTGATCTGGATCTGGCATTCTATGCTCCCAAAAGTGATAACGTTTTTTCTAAATTAATTGGTATTTCTATTAAATCCCCGGGATCGACATCTGCTTCTGTTGGCGCGCCGTTATACCACGCTATAATCCACCAATATTTCGGACTACCATAGTATTTTGTGGCTAAGTTGTAATATCGATCGCCATATTTCCAGATATACGTATCCGTCACTATCGTGGCACGTTCAATGACTGAGGGATTTTTGAGTATTGGCGTTTCGTAGTGAATAACTTTTTTTATATTCCTCTTTCTTCGCAAATATTTGTAATATTTCTCTGAATTTGAAAACTTCTTTGTTCTTCTATATCTCGGCATAATTAATCACCACCCGTATAAGCGGCGTCGGCTGCAGCGTGCATTTTGGCTGATTCTTCGCTGTCAATCCCGCCTTCCTCGTAACCAGCGGCGATAGCTTGCTGACCAGCAACTGCGCCGGCGATATATTCGCTGCCCTTGCCCTTGGCTAATTTTTTAAGATCCCTCTCGTACCGCTTTTGACCATTAGTAAATAACGTGTCTGCATATCGAGCTTTTGCATTATCAATCATCGCTTGGCTTAGATTTCTATCTCTTTCGTCTTTCTGTATTGCTGCCACTCTTTGATTAAATTTTTGTCCTTGTTCGACCTTACTTGGCTCTTTCAAGGTCACTCCATATGGGAACGACGGAGACATCGATGTTCCATCGCTTTTCCATCCGATCGTGGTTTCGTGGATCGCATTAAAACTTAGATTGACGTCAATCAATTTCGGCAAAATTGTACCCGGCGCAGGATCATCTCTGATTGCTGAATTTTTTGATATTGGGCCGCCTTTTTCAAAAACACCCGAGTCGGAACGCTCAATGTTGTGAACGACAGTGCAGCTAGTTATTGCACCAAGGAGGCCATTTTCTGGGCCGGCATGCGCTTTATAGGATTGATATAGGTCTTCTCTGGTGAGGTGCTGTTCTTTGCCCATCTGGTTCCACATGGCTCCGGGCTCATCCATGGTGCCTTCCTGCTTCTGGACAAGGTTCATCACGCTCATTCTCACCAGCGGGCCTTGGCTGATCAGTTGTGCATCCGGCCTAGACGTCGAGGAATAGGCGGGATATAGAAATTGCGTCAAAAGTTGCACTCTTCCCAAGTTTTCATAGGCCTCGCCCTCAGATCCAGCCGGAATTTTGAAGGCCAAAGTTATAGTACGACTAGTGTTGCCAAACGAATAGACCGGATCGGTTCTACCAAAAACAGGTGCTGGCTTCCAATCGCTCGTAAAGTTTTCAGAAAAAGTTGTAATAAATGCCTTAAAAAACACACTTTTTCCAGAAGGAATGTGATAGAAAGAAACTACAAATCCCGCATTTGCCAGAGCATCCGATCCATCAACATAATTTGAAATATAGCCATGCTTGCCGGTCCTATTAGCTTTGTATTTACTATTCCAGAAAAAATCGGTATCGTAAAATTTGTCGCCTTTTTTAAACTTGTCTTTTTCGTCGCCTGCCATTTATATTATTCTCCGTTTAAGGCTTCGTTGGCCATGCCGCCTATTACATTAACTACCTTGTTGCCAATTTCTTTACCATCCATATTCATAGCTAAATTCAGAACATACGGATCCTTAGAGTCCTGAATATCCTGAACAAGCCCCGAAAGTGCCTCTGTACCGGCGCCGGCTCGGTTGACAGCAGCACCAGCAAGGGATGCTCCGGCACTGAACACTGACTTACCAGCATTGTCGGTTAAGAATTTTACAGCCGCTTTCATTGGGGCAGGCAACATATCCATGCCGGCTGCAATCAACTCGTTTAAGAGTTTTCCAAAATTTCTGAATGGGGCAAGAAGTCCGTCGACCATAAATCCCCCAATCTCTGCAAACACCTTTGAATCAGAAGCAATTCCTAAAAGATTTTTTACAAACGCTATAGCCTTGTTAAACCCTGATTCAAAACTCTCGAACAGGCCCGTATAGAGATCTTTAGCAAAAGTGTCAAACCCAAATGCGGCCAATACACTGTCTATTAAAGTCGGAACTATCATTACCAAATCTTTAAACATGTCCCACAAAAATCCCGGAATTTCTTTTAGAATATTTGCAAAATCAGAACCAAATCCTTCAAAGTTTTCAATAAACGCCAACCAACTACCCATCAATCCGTCGAATATTGGCCCAAGCAATGACGATATCAGTGAGTTTGCGTCGACATCTTCGTCAACCCAACCAAAAAGCTGGCCAATCCAGACAAAGAATCCCGGCACAGCAGATAAGAATCCATCTGCAAACTTAAAGACTGCTCCGAATATGTTTCCGATTCCTTCAGCAATATTTCCTTGGGAAAATGCTTCGAACGACAGCACAAGCTGATCCCATGCGTTCATTAGGCCACTAACAACACCACCAATCAAGGGGATCTTTTTAACGAAAACTCCAAGTTTTCCGCCAACCTTCGTTCCTAACGTCGTTGCTAGTTTGTCGGCACTTTTGTGCATATTGCCGAATAATTGTGGAATGCGCACAACAGATTTATATAACATAGTAAAAACGTTCTTGCCTAGAAATTTACCTGTCTTAATGAGGCCTGAAAACATCTTTTTCACTCCGGTACCGACATGGCCCCATAACTTAAACTGTGTAATAAACCCTACAACCTGACTCAACACAATAACAAGCACTTCGTTTCCTTTCCAAAGTTCGGCAAAGAATTTTGAAATTTTAGCTGTCCACCCTAGCGCGGCTTCTTGCGCATCTCTTGTTTTTGCATCAAATTCTGTCACCGATGGCTCTGCAGCTTTCAATTGGAGGGCCAATCTTTCGGTGACACTCCTTAAGTCTCTGGCGGCCGCGGCCATGGATTCCATACTATCTGACGTTTTTCCTTGTTTGTCGCTTAAAGAACCCATATCTCCGCTCAAGGCTTTAGCCAACTCGCCGGCGTCCTGCATTCCTGCGGCCTCAGCAATGAATTTCTTTTGATAATACCCCATATCTGTAAATTCTAAGCCGGCATCCTGAATTGCGCTGCGAATCATCTCAAATCTCTTCGCAGGATCGGTCTCTTCCATCAGTTCCATTGCGTTTACAAAATTGCCCCCCAGTGCAGCGTTTAATTGACCAGCCGACGAGGCAGCCCCTTCAAAAGTATCAAACTTGTCAGTTATTTGGAGCAATCTGTTCATTTCAATACCGGTAATCTTACTTGTGCGTGCAAGATCTTTAAATGCCTTCACTCCGTTGTCCCCAAGTTTAGCTAGCTGTCCGGACATTTGTGCAAAATTTCTAGTCAGTTCAGCAGTAGGGATACCTAGATCTATCGACGTTGCTTTAAGATTTCGCATCATATCATCTGCGTCATCAACCGACACACCCAAACCTTTTGTCGCATTTTGAACACTTGTCGCAAAATCTTCGTTACTAACCCCTAATTCGCCCAATACTGCTGACGTTCCAGCTAGAGCCTTTTGCTGCTTTCCGGAAAGCATCGTAAAATCGCTCATACCTTCCATTAGGGTTTTTGTTGAGCCTTGGGCTTCCTCTAACGAGACGCCATAGCCCTTAAAGGAGTCATATGTGGACGACATCACAGTTCCAAGTTGTGCGGAAGCTCCTGTTGTTCTTCGGAATTCGCCGCGGAGTTTCTGCATTTCGTCTACTGTTTTGAGAAAATTCATCCCCAATTGGCCAGCTAAGTTACCAAGCTTCTCTAAGCCGCCGGCTAAGAAATTCGCGAATCCGCCACCCTTCTTGCCTTTAGCGACAATATCGTCCATTTCTTGGCCGATACCTCCAATCTCTTCGCCCATATCTCGAACCATTGCGAGATTGGCGCCTATGACTTCGCCGACTTCTTCTTCAGCTTCTTTGTGATCTTCTCTCAGCTTGTTTTGTCTATCCATTAACTCCGCAATACGCTTTTCTGCATCAATTTTTTGCTGCGCAGATGTGGCGGACTCTCGGAGGATTTCACGCTGTTGTTCTAGTGCATCAATGATTGCTTGTTCTGTGGCCAAACGCTGTTCAGGGGGTACGCCAGCGCCTCCGGCTCCACCGGCAGCACCACCACCACCGCGGCCGGCTCCAGTCTGATCTCGAATTTCCTCAAGAACGGCTTTAATGTCGTCTAAGGTTGCACGTGCCACAATAAATTTTCCTCATCATAGTAAATAGTAGAAGCTCAAAAAACTAGTTTTTGAGCTTCACTTGGGTGCAAATTGCTGTGGTATGCTTGGTTGATTAAACCTTGATAATGTTTGAGAGTTGGGGTTAGAGCCCTTGGAAGAGCGAGACATCGCTTCACTCTCGTCTTTTAGTTGCTTTAATAGCCGCTCAGCAAACCAGTTCCTGAGACCGATTGGAAGACTGTATGCCTCGCTAAATGACCAGCCTCCCGAATACTTCAGAAAGAAAAATACCTCATATACCTGTTCCATGTAATCAGGCGTCAGGCCAAAAAAACTCCGCGTTAAGCGGCACCTCCATGGCGCTCTCATACTCGCACGATGAACACGCAAAATGTTGTGTCAGATCGACATTGGGAGCAATACTCTTGTAGGCTTTTCGAAGATATGATGAATCTTTTGAGGGAAGATTTGTGGCCACATAATCAATTGCTTCATCTGTGTCATTTCCGTTAACTGCAACCATGATTTGCTTTAATTGATTTGTGATAAGTTTATCTGGTTTGTTGGGGTTTTTTCTTTTGGCGGCGCCCGTGATATTTTTCTCGTCATATCCATTCAGAAGACGTATGGTGACAGTCAGATTCGTACGCGGAAGAGTGGTGTTGAAAGTGCCATCCGAGTTCCTCTGTAGCTTCACGTCTTCGTCGTCGGCGCCTTTTAGAATTCCAGCATCATTCAGATCAAATGTGTATTCCTGTGCAGTACCGCAGCTTGGACATTCCACTTTTGTGGTATATTCGTTTCCATAGCCAGATACGCGAGCGCTGAGAAGAATGGCGTTTCTGTCGCCAACAAGCAAGGTGTTTGGATCAATTCGTTTATCCATGATTAAGCTCTGGATCACTCTCTCAATAGCCACCCCTTTTCTCAATAAAGATCTAGAAGTGAGAATATCTTCTTCCTTGGCGGTCATTTGCTTAATTTCAATTGTATCCTGCTTGTGTAGCGGATGATTTTCTGGGTAGTATAACCCCTGTGATGGCAAGTCGACGAACTCTGTGGGAACGACAAAGGAAAACGGGTTGTCTTCTGTCGCGTCATTCGTCACTTGCGGAATCGGAGCATCTGCTGGTTTAGTTTCTTTTTCGATGCCCAATCGATCTCTATTTCGTGACAATGTATACCTCTCTGTTTTTTATATTATACACTATAAATTAAAATTCTTAAATATTAAAATATTCGGTGCCTTCGTCGACAATTGCGGCGCCGGGAACAGTAGTCTGAAGGCGAGCCCAGTCATACTTAATCGTTACCGTAAGCTCGTTCAAGTCGTCCTCACCATAAGCGAGATCTCCGAATTCCACACCGGTAATAAAGCCATTCCAGAGCGTCCAAGTTTCGATTGGGTTTCCATCCGCATCAATCTGCGTAATAAGAACCTGCCCCAAAGCGCCAACTGCTTTTGCTTTAGAAAGGCTGGTTAAGTTTTCGTTTGTTGCATCGGTAGGGGGAGTGTAGCCGGCTGCTTGCACAATTGCTGACAATGAGGCTGCAACATCAATATCGCCGCCCGGATCGACCAAGGTTACCGAAACATCTTCCCACTTAACCGAGCCCGGATAGTGGAATGCGTGATTTAAAAAGGTATGTTCTGTGGTTTCGATGGTAAACTTCGGCTTTGACGCGGTTTTAGCATACCAAAGTACTGAACCACCATTAGAGGCGTTAATTCCTGTGAATTGTACGGTAAACCTAAATTTTCTTTTTGGATCTTTTAAGGCAACATTTTCCTTAAAAGCTGTGGACCAGAATGGCATTGTTATTTTCTCCCTTTATATAACATAACTAGTTGACATATTTTTTTTAGTCATCGAAAGATGCACCAGTTGAAAGAATCACGAAGTCAATCGCAATGAACTCGATGGCGCGTGCAGGCTTGATAAGAATCTTAGCATACATAATATTCTGATCAATGAGATCAGGGGTGGTTGTTGATTCGTCAAGAATCAAGCGGTAATCAGAGATACCAAATCTAGTCTTAACGTTCGCGAGGAACGGTTCGACGAGGCCCTTAAACCTATCCCAAGTCGCTTGAACATTCTGCTCAAAGAGAATTTGTGTAGACAAGACCGAGATTTGCTTCTTAAGGAAAATCACCAGACGTCGCACGTTAATTCTATCGAGAGCAGATGGGCGCTCTTGAAGCGTCTTCTGTCCGAACACTACGATTCCACTAGATGGGAATGAAGCAATTGGGTTGATTCTCGCGTCATAAAGAGTATCGCGCTCCTTAGATGAAAGTCTCTCGGACACATTTGTAATCGGAATTCCGGCTGCACCTTCCGTAAGGCCGCCGCGGTTGAACCCAGCAGGTGCGAACCAGACATCGGACTTGGATTCCGAAGAGGCTAAAACACCCATCATCGCAACAGAGGGCGGTACCCAAACAAGCTGGCCGGTATTACCGTCGCGAGTCTGAACCCATGGATAGAATGTACAACCATAACTGGAGTCAATTCTTCTATCTTTCAGGCTATTGGCCGCGGCGACAGTGTCCTTTTGAGGTCGTTCTGCTTTGTCTTTATACTCTTCGTGCATTGGAGTATAGACGGTAGGCAGGTCAACAATCGTCAAGGCGTCAGCGCGATCTTCACAAAGCTGAATTGCGTATTCTGTTAAGCCCGCGTGGGTGAGCCCCGGAGTAACGAGCAAGTTGAAATCTATCAAGCTTGGATCTGCCAATGTCTGCATGGCGCGCTTAAAGGTGTGATATACATAACTATTGTCTTCTGTGGAAGAATCACTCATCAGGGAGTTCGCCAGTGGATCAGGCTTCGTGATGTCGAAACCATCGAAACCACCCCAGAACGGTGCCGTAAAGCGGTTATAATTCGCATCAAGAAGAGTCTTGTACGTATTGCCGGCAGAAACAGAGACGCCTTCTGCGCGGGAACCGGATCTATAGTAATACACGCTAGTGGCGCCATCTTTTTGGACATCGTCCAAACTAAAGACGTAACCCCAACTATCGACGCCTCTCCCGCATGCATCTTCAGCGGTCGTCGGATCAGCCGGGAAATCCGGATAAAGAAGTCTGTGCTTATTGGCAACACTTGCGTCGGGTGTGTTCGACGTTGCGGTGCGCGTGGTGCGCCAACCAAAGTAAGCATTTGTGGGATCCGTTATTCCACCATCAGTAGAGGCTGAACGCAACAGATCAGTTGGGAAGTCGAACGAGGCGGTAACACCACCTGCTTGTGCGGTACCTCCCAAGAGTTGCTGCAGTTGGCCGGTGCCATGGCCGCCGGCATAAGAGCCGCTTGCTTCAACATATGACGCACTAAGAATGTTAGACAGGATCGATCTTCCGCTGACCATGTTCGTGGCTTTGATTTTTGGCGGACCAAAGTAGCCGAAGGGCAGAAGTGCAGGATCAGTTGCGCCTGCTTCAACATCCGTGTTCATCTCAACGCGGACGTATTTTGACAGGTTGGCATATTCACCATAGTACCGAAGCCTCTTGTTGGTTGAATCCCAACTGGTGTACATATCGCCAATCTTTCTGGCGACAAAGTTTGGAGACGTCGGATCTAAGTTTAGGTTGTCAAATCTTTCAACAACTTCAACCTTTGCGTCCGTGTCCATAATTTTTCTAATAACAACCGAGAATGAACCAAATGCACTGGTGTTTGTATTCGATTGTCTGATTCTCTCAATTGAGACCTTAAGGTTTCTGTGTAGCCATTCACCGTGGCCGCGGCCAATAAGCCGGAATAGCTTTTGCTGATTCTGCGGCTTGAAGGAGGTGGCAACACCGAGATCTTGACCGATGAACCAACTGGTTCTTCCTTCGCGAGCGGCCTGCTTCTTCATGTTGCCGAGGTTTATCGAATCGGCCGATGAAGAGTTCAGTGCCATGATGATGCCCACACTGGAGGTTGCGGCCGCAAAGCCGTCGTTACGAACATTTTGTTCAAATGTCTCGCCAAGCCAGTAATCTACTTGAGTGGCAGCAGGGAAGAAGGTCTTCGTGTTGCTGCTCTTAAGTTGTGGGTTTGTGTTAAACTGGTTGCGAATGAAGTTTTCGCTATTATCGTTAAAGTTGAACGTAAATGTCTCTGAGCCCTGAGCAGTGCCAGAAATAACCATCTGATAGTTACCGTTACTGTCTGAGTTAATAAATGCATACGCGGAGGCCGTGTTCGCGACCTGACCGGAGCCGGCTTTACCCCAGACGTTTCCACTAAGCTGGATTTTCCCGTTGTGCAGGTACCAAATCGCAGCAAGAGAGCCTGTGCCGAGGTTACCGCCGAATCTGCTCTGCTGGGGCTCTTGCTCTTCGCCGCCACTCATACCAGATACTGTGATAGTTGCGCCGGCGCCCTTGGTGATAATTGTTTCATTGGAGCCTGTGCCGGCAACAGAAGCAGTTAGGTTAAGGCTGTCAGAGCCTGTTACGTGGTGAAGCTCGAAAACAGAATCTATTGTGCCGCCGTTGTGGCCGTTTGCCGAATTGATTGCCTCTCTCAAGGATTCGATGGCTGATGCGGGCCTATCTGCCTCAGCGACACCGGCTTTACCGTGGTGGTATAGAACATGACTACTGGTGTTAAGGCCACCTACCGTCATGCCAGTAGATGCTGTTGCCGCAACGTATCCCTTAATTGTCTTTGTAATTGTAAGGAGGTTTCCGTCGCCGTCAAGAGAGCGAAGTGAAGATGTAAGAAAGATAACTGAACCGGTTGTTGGTGCGCTGGCGAATTTAATGATACCTGTGGCCTTTGTGCCACCGATACTGCCAGTGCCCTGAGAGCCTGACTTGAACAAGAAGAGGCCGTAGGCTCCACCATTCGTGTTGCCAGAATTATCGTCAGTCGCCGTGGCTGGTGCGATATTGTCGGTTTTCCAGCCTGCCGCGGCATCTCCGCCGGCGGCTTTTCCGGTACTGGTTTGCTGCCCAAGAAGTCGTAGGTATGTAAGAGGGGCAACATTGGCGTTCATGAACGCTTTAGCGGCGAACGTTCCGTACATCGGAGACTGGTTGTTGCCATCGAGATACACATCTCCACCACCGTTGCCGGGGACCGTATCTCCATATAAATTAATAAATTCGCTGTAAGCTTCGACCTTAACTGGCTCCATGGCCATGCCTCTGCTGGAGCGGCCGATTACAACTGGTCCAATGTTCTCTGGACGCTTGGGGCGAAATGAATTATCAATCTCATTGATAAAAACGCCGGGTGATACAAACTTAAAGTTTTTTACTGACATCTTGAAGGTTCCTCTTTATAGTTCATTAGAAATGACTTTCAATCATCAATAAATAGTTGAAGCATTTCCAAAAGTCTCCGGTTAAACAAATAATTTTGGCTTGAGTTCAGGAACTAATCGGGCAATAACTCCGAATCGCCCGGAAGTGCAACTCTTTCCCTTGGAAATGTGATTTCTACTACATTTTCTTCTATTTTAACAAGTTGGCGATCATCGTTTTCTCCCTCACCAATCAAATATCCAAGAACTTTTATGGTTATATCGGTCGAAAACATTCTAGAATCCTCATTTAAACTTGCCACATTATTGTTGTGTGAAAAATCCTGTTGTATGAAAGCTTCGTATAAGTGCCCCTGTCTTCTTAGCACAAATGAATTGATTTGGCCTGTTCTTCCTATAAATGGCTCAACCAGATCGTTCATCTGTTGTTGGTACTCAGTTTTTATCGTAATTTTATAATCGACATCAACATATACGGGAATAGGAATCGAGAGAGTCTGTATTACCACCTTTTTATTAATTCTAGGGTACCATTGTTGGTGTCCGCTTGGTTTTCCCTCTACTGGGAGTTTCCTCAAGCCCGCGGCGGCCGCGAAGTTGCGCGTTTTGTCTTCTACTATTCTTTTAGCTATGGTCATCCGGCCGGTTCTTCCATCGCCGTCGCCTGAATATATGTGGGCCTGATATGCTCCTTTTCTAGCCGGATCTTTTGTGATCCCGGTCCTCTCTATGCTGATGAGTGGTAATTTTAGTGCTCCCACGTCATCTCGCAAATCTTTTTCGTTTTTTAGCTGGTAGGCGCGTTCCGGAGTCTGCCACAAAACAGGCACCCTTGTGCGGCCCTCGTTGGTGATCGCATGAAGTTTTAAATCTTCTTTTAACCACGAAGTTATAGCGTAATCAATACTCTCAATTGACGATCGCATCAAACCAATTTCTTTTAGACCCACCGATCCGGTTCTTGGAAGATCCGGCAGCATTGCAAAATCAAAGTTATCAGGTAGCATCAAATAGTCCCTTTCTTGCTCTCTTGCAAGTTGCCATAATTTCAAAGTCTCGGCCGGCTTGGCCAAACAATAATTTTGGTTCAGATGTATTAACTATCTCGTAATAATGATTATTGTATAAAACAAAATCACCTTCGCGTACGAACAAATCTTGATCTTCCGTCAATCTTCTTCTGTGAAAATGGACTACAATTTCCCACTGCCTGTCAATACCGGCGCCTTCTAGATAATCCGTAGTATCCGTCTTCCACTCTACGAGTGCATAAACTCTGACTGGTGGTAGGTAGGTTTTTTCGACAGCCTCGCCGTAAAGATCGTGAAAATTGGTTCTTTCCATATCTATGGGATAATATAATATCTGTTGGCCAATGACCTTTTCAATAAGTTCGTCATTTACCTGTTTTACTAAGTCGCGCTCTTTTTTCCCTAAAAAGAGTGGTGGAGGCGGCTGTTCTGGTCTTTTCCAATCATTGGCCACTTTTTATTACCCCACAAATATTGGCAAAGGCGAAGATTTAAATGTCTTCTCCACTGCCTCCGTTTTTTCAGCGTCTTTCTTGACAAGTTCGGAATATTCCATCTCTTTGAGCATCTCTGTCAGTTTATCTCTAAGTTGAGTTTGTTCTTCTTTTGCTTGAGTCAGCAGTTCGGAATGATTTAGTGTTACGCTTTCGCCCGGAATTGGAATTGTTGTAAACTTTCCTCGAATCTGACCCAGCATTTCTTTGCAAAGAGCTAAAGAATATTTCCTAATCCATTGTTTTCCGATCGAGTTTATATTCTTATATGGAATATTGTCATATGGCAATGTGTTCATGTTGTTTACACCATCTTTTCGATCGTCATAGCCACTGTAGCTGCCGGTCGAGTCGGAATCAACATAAAATTTAAACCAAATTCTGTCATTGTCCGACATTCCCCAATTGCTAGGAGTTGGGAAAAGTCTTATGTTGTTGTTCTTTATTTCATATGCGTAATGTGAGGTGCGTGTATAAATTGAATCCTCATACATGATCGCTTGCATTTTATTCTGCCAAGTTGGAATAATTTCAAAAGTGGAATCATCGGCAAATTGACCATATGTCGAATAATTGCCCACAACACCCACGCCACCATAATAACCATAAAAGCGCCACATTGCTCTGGGGGATCTGTAATACACCTGAGTAACATAGATCCTTTTGTCTCCCACGGCGCCACTAAAGTTTACGGTGTTCCCTCCGCTATCTGTACCGTCGTTTGCTGCTTTTTCGACTATAGCCTGAAGATCATAATCTTGCTTATCCGTCTCTGGCGCGAACGAAGCTGAATATATAGGCGTTGTTCCCCCGAATCCACCCAATGTGGCCAAACCGTCACCAACTCTTCGGGCATAAGAAACCTTAAATCTCGGATATTTTAGATTCGCGTTACCCGGGCCAGCAATTAGACCACCCAAGTGATCAAATGTGCCAGTCGTATCGCCCAAGGCGTCCGATAGGGCATTTTTACTCTGATGTAAGTTTATAATATACGAATATTCTAAACAAGCCTCTTCGTAAGAAGAGTACACGTTGGCAGTCGTAAGTTCGATATCAATAACATCTCCACCGAGCTTTTTATAGACATATGATACCTGTAGAGATGCTCCGGCAAGAAAATCACTAGATCCAGTATAAACACCGAATGGTACCGCATTGGCTACATCATCTGTAGATCCTGTTGAAGTTAAGATTACCGCACTTGTTTGCGATTTTGGATTTAAGTTCGTGGGCACGCATTATTCCTCCTCTCTGTAAATAGTTTTATAAACCTAAAACCCCAGACTTGCTGTGGCCTTATTATCAAAGAAGGAAGATTTTATGCGGAAGCGTTCGTAGATTTTCTTTTTGTGGTGCGACTTCTTGTTTTTCTGGCTGTGGTTGTTGCCTTCTTTTTCCGTGTAGTCGCTGGTTTTGCCTTTATTGTGGCCTTCGCTTTAACTTCTTTTGCCGGCTCTGGCTCTGGGGCCTCTGGTTTCGCTTCCACTACGACTTCTTCTGCCTTAAGTTCTATAACCGGATCCGGAAGCTCTTGGACCGCGTCCTCTTCTGCCATCAAGGCCTTCATCCTCGGATGGGATGAGTGTTTTAAAGCAAATTTTGCTTTGGCTGAGTTCAGCCGTCTTTTTTTACCCATTGGTAACTCCTGTGTTATGTGATAACTAGTTTATTTTTACAAAACCGAAAATCTCAAAATTTTACCGGCGAAAAAATTTGGCAGATCGGCTTTTTTAGACTTTTACTTGAATTCAGAATTTTTCTTCTGTATTTGTGTGACGATATTCAGTGAAAAGGACCTTCTTTCGCCGGCAGATCTAAATGGATATACGGCATGCTGCAGCCAACCGGGAAACATGTATATATCTCCGACTTTGGGGCGAATCACATAACTATTTTGTGACAGGGCGGAGACGTCGCCGTATGAAAAAGTCAAACACCCATGCGTTAAACCATAATGATCATTTTTATCTTCTTTTAGTTCCTCTTCCCAATCGGGAACCTTTAAAAAGCCGGCACAAGAAATTACCGCATCTGGATGCATATGAATTGGGTTATAATCTCCCGCAAAGGATCTAACTATCCATCCTGATCTGATGTGGGATCCTATGCGGGCGTCTAAGGGTAAAATTGCACCGCCGGGTTTGTTATTTTCAATGCATGCTGGTAGGCGATTAATTTCTTTTAAGTATGCCGAAACCAGTTGATTAAAATAGCCGGCGTGGGATTCCAGAACTTCTTGAGGGATTGTTAATTCTTGTCTAACTTTACCCACCAATATCTGTGAATGATCGAGTGCGCTGGAAAGTTGTTCACTTTCCGATATTAGGTCGCAGACCTCGTTGAAGTCTTCGACAACCTGCTTCGGCAAAGTAAATTTACCGATTGACGGCCCGAAAGGTCTTATTAGCTTGCTTTTTATTTTTGCCACGGATTCTCCAAGATTTTTTATTATAACACAAGGCCCGAATTTATATAAACAAAACCCCCGCCAAGGCGGGGGTTTTTAAAAACAAAACAATCTTAATATTAGTTGTTCTGGAAGAGTGCGGTACCGTTCGAATCAGCGTCGTCTGTGACCACGACACCTTCGACATACCACTGTGTAGCACTAACCGCAGTTACGGTGATGGTTGTTCCAACCTCGCCGCCGCTGTTTGCAAGGTTTCCATCAAGATGGATAACAGCATCATTAGCACCCGGTGCGACAATTCGACCGTTAGGGGCGTTACTGGTGGAGCTTACTGCGTCCGAAGACAGGGTTATGCCGCCGATGTACATATCGCCAGTAGTGTCGGTAAGATCGCCTGTCTGGATTAGGAATCCCGAATCAGACGGATCGGTGACACAAAAAGTATAAGTTGTGCCCACTAGCGCCGTCGACAATTGTGGCAACGTAATCGTCACTGCGCCGGTTTCGTCGGCTGCATCAAGCAAATACATCGTACCCGAATCTCCGACTGCAAGATCCGACTTGGTCGCAGTAATTGTTGTAACTGGGCGCCTAGTGCCTTTCCACGTTGCCCCGTTCATGTTTAATTCTCTCTTCAAGTTTTCCATTAATGCCTCAATTCTCGCGAGGCCTACTCTTTTCGTTCCCATAGTTAAAAACCCTCCTTTTATAATCATGTCCCTGTATCGATTTGTTTCAGCGATACTAGGGGGTAGCTCGAAGTCTACCCGATAACTTTGGTGTGAACTAATTCGTTCACGTATAAGTAGTGTATGGACAAACAAAAGCCCTCGTCAAAGACGAGGGCTTTATATTTTATTACGCTGCTAGGATTTAGCTAGTTGCGCCGGCTTCGCCGAGTAGACCGCGTACAATAACCAGACCGTACATATCAGGACGGACCATCTTCTTCGCATAGCGAGTCATGACTCCCTTACGGGGCACGAAATCTTCAGGTCCGAAGATTGTAGGTGTAGTTTGCAGTGGCACGTACGGTGCGTACACATATCCGCTTTCAAGGAAAGAGGATCCGCGACGACCAACGAGGATCACATTGCGGAGGAAGTACGGGTCAACAATGACATCGAACTTCTTGCTCAGTGAGCCAGCCTTGACGGCACCGACAGAACCGGTCTCATCATCATGCGTGACGGAAGCACGGAATCCAGCAGTGAACTCAAGAATGTTGGCAACTTCAGGTCCGCAGACGATGAAGTTAGCGCCACCACGCAGAGTCTTGCGGTGGATTTGTGCAGATACGTCGTTAATGGTCTCAACAAGAGTCTCATACCATTCGCTGACTGTACCAGTGAAGTCGGGAGCAGCAGAGCTAGCGCCGAGTTCAGTACCGTTCTCCTTGTGAACAAAGAGGCCGGGTGCACGAGACCAGTAGTAGGTTGCAGCTTTTGCACCGTTAACAAGATCAGCAAGGATCTCACGGTCAATCTCAAGAGCAATTTGCTCAGAGAGAATGCTGGTCAACTCAACTTCCGCATCAAGGTTGTGGTAGGCGTTAAGGTCTTGACCTAACTCCGGAGTCCACTTAGCCTTGAGCTTCTTGGTTTGTGCGGTAACAGCAATGCTGTCCACCTTGATGTCGATCTCAGGGATCTTCTCTTCTGCCTCAAGTCCCCAGTCAGTTTGACCGACAACAGAACCAACAGAACTACCTGCGACGATATCGTCAACAATAGCACCCGTCAGGTTGAAGGTTGAAGCTCCGGCGGTGTCGACAGACGAAACATCTACAGTGGTAACCCAGTGCATGTTAAGATATCCGTTGCGACGGCCTGAACTGAGACCATTACTACCTGTACTCACAGTGGTAAGTCGACGAACTTGTCGTGTGTTTACCGCCGTGTGTGCCGTGGTGAGCATGTCGTCAAGGGTGTTGAACGAACAACTAAACGCTGACAAGTTGTCATAGTCGAGTTGAGAGCCAAGGCCAGTTTGGCCAAGAATGTTCTTGTCAATCTCCAGTGTGAGGACATAATAACCAGAGCCACTAAGAGCAAGAAGATCAGGATCAAATCCGATCGACTTGTTTTGTGCCTCAGTACCATTTCCGATCAGCCAACCAGAAGCCGTTACACAAGAGGCCGTCACACTGAGCGAGCCAGTGGGCGAGCCATATGAGTAACCACGGGCGGATGTACGCGGACCAGAGAGGTCAGACCTATCTGAAGCCACAAGATCCACACCGCCTGTGATTCCTGAACCAACACGGTTGGTACCATAAATGGAATCATTGGCCGTGTTACCATGGCGATCACTCTGTGAGCTAGATGCCCCCAGATCTCCCGAGAACACGAAGTCAAGGAAGAAAATGAGACCACTTGGTAGGCTCATTGGCTGTACGCTAACGAGATCGTTGGCGATTAAGCCGGCGAAAACACGACGCACAATGGGGAACGCGACGGCTGCAAAGCCCTCAACGTCTCCAGCTTGCATAGAAGAGCTTTCGCGGAGTAGTTCTTTTGCTTGGTTTTCAAGCAAGCGAGCCATGGACTGCTTCTGACGATCTTGACCAAGACCCTCAAGAAGACCGGTCTTCTCCCACTTGGAAAGAAGAGCATGTCCTTCGGCGCGCATATCACGATTGACCATACCTTCGGTCAATCTTTCAATAATGCTAGACATTTTAAAATCACCTCCTTTATATAATGATTATTTGTTTGCTTATTATTTTATTCCAGCTAATCTTTTCATACGATCCTGAAAGGGATCATTTGAAGGCGCCTCTTTACGAGTAGCCCTTAATACAGTAGACCGACGACCAATTGCCTCGCTCAGTGATTGTGGGCTTTTCCGAGGAGCGGCCTCCACTGTGCTTTGAAGCGTTTCATAGATCGTTCTCGCTTCTGCTACTGAACCGGCGCTGGAAATAGCTTCGACAATCTTTTCTTTTTGTCGCTCATTCAGGGAGGTATTTCTCAATACACGGTTCGTATAAAGCAAGCGAGCATTAGAGAGGTTTACATCTTGCAAACTCTCTTTCAACTCTTGCAATGCTTGCTTATATTGATTGTTTCGCTCTGTGAGTTGGTTATTTTCGAAAACTAACTCTTCTTGAGCTTTCTTCAAATCTTCTAAATCTTCTTGCACATCAGTGCTACGACGATGGGCCAATTCTTTTTCGATTTGATATTTCAAATCTTCCGATGAACGGCCGGCCCAACCAGAAAGGTCGGCACCCATATCGACAGTAAGTTTTTCCACAATAGCGTCGACCATCTCTTCAAGAGAATCATCGTCTTCCTTAAGGCGGCCGCGCATTCTATCGCTTGAGCCCTTGTATCGCTGTGGTTTTTCTGTCTCAGGGTCGTAATCTGTTCCTCTGGGAATGCCCCCGGGGTTGTCCTTTTTGTATTTTGCCGCCGTCGCTGCGTGTTGTTCGGGACTGCGATCAAACCATGGAGTCTTCTTGGCGTCTGCAGAGGCCGCGTCGATGGCATCTTCATCGTCGTCTGACTTGTCTTCTTCATAAAGCTCTTCTTCATCCGAAGGGCAGCCCTCTTCTGACAGAATTGCAGCTATGGTCTCTTCATTTATATCGTATTCCTCTTCGGTTTCTTCCATCAATTTTGAAACAGACTCCTGAAGGGCGCCTAAATTAAGGTTAAGTTCAACTTCTTCGCCACTCGAAGGCAGTTGTCCTAAGTTCTTTCCATCAAGATCCGCAAAGTCATCAGTTGCGGCCAAGGGAATATCGTCTTCTGTGATTTCCTCTTGCTCCCCTTCGCCTTCCTCCATCGTCATGGCTGCAGGATCGGCCAATGGGTCGGCTGCGGCGGGATCGGCTAACGGATCGGCTGCAGCTTCTCCTTCTGCGGGGGCCGCGGCTGGATCTAATCCAAGATCTTCTTCTTGTTCCAGAAGCTTCTCAATAGTTTGCCTAACTTCATCAGAATACTTCTCGATTACGATGGTTTCTGCATTTTTCAATGCGGCCTCTCTCAAGGCTTTTGCGTCAACAATGGCTTCATTAAGCAGATTGGACATATTTTGTTCTCCTAGTGGCACTAATACAATGGTAAATAGTGTCAAAAACACGTAAATACCCTAATATAAAAAAAACGATGCCCCCGGTGTGGGGGCATCGAAAAAGTATAACTAAATTGGATTTAAATCTATATTAGACAATGAACCAGGCGTTGATAGTTCCAGCAACATAGAACATAGAAACAGCAGCGTATGGTGATTCCAAAGTAATTGGACCATTGCTGTTGTCAATCTGTTGTGCACTTGCTGTTTGGATTGTAACTTTGTGACCTGAAGCTAAGTTACCAGCTTTGATGTGAACAACGTCTGTGTTCGAGCCAGAAGGCATCGTACATGTAACATTTGTTGTACCGGTCATGTAGTTGTAACCAGTGCTAAGTACTACATTATGAGTAAGGTTGGAAACCGTTGTGCCGGCTGTGACGCCAGTTAGACCACTACCATCTCCCCTGAATGCAGAGGCGGTGATTGCGTTAATTCCGGTGATATCTTTCTGAGCACCAAGAACAACGGCCTTTGAGGCAAGAGCAGTACCAGCAGTGATACCATCAATCATTTCCAATTCTGCTTCAACAATTGCAGCAGAACCAAGAGTTAACCCAGTACCAGTGAAAACACCAGCGTTATCAATACCGCCCACACCACCGTGGATTTCGAGCGCTTGGAACGCACCAGTACCTGAACCAGATACTGAGACTGCCAGAATACCAGCAGAGCAAGTAATCTCACGGAAATTCGCGGCGCCGTTAGCATCAATTGCAGCACGGTTACCGTTAATTGCTAAAGTTTGAAAACCACCCGCTGCGGATGCAGAAACTGAGGCACCAACGATTGCGCCAGCATTGTTAATGGTTGATGTACCGCCGCCAATGCTTATGTTCTCGAAAGAACCTTGACCAGAACCGGACACCGTGACAGCTTTAATGCCAGCAGATGCTGTAAGTTCGCGAACAGTCGCAGCACCATTAGCATCAATTGCAGCATGGTTGCCGTTAATTGCTAAAGTTTGAAAAGCACCGACTCCGGAGCCAGAGATGTTCGTGCCCTGAACTGCCGCGGCGGTGATGTTACCATTATTTGCCCACGAAGCAACGCCACCATGAATGTCGATACTCTGGAAGCCGCCGGCCCCAGAAGACGTCACCGAAGAGGCAATTACCTTTTGGTCTTTGTCGATGACTGTTGTGCCATCAACTTGAATCAGTTGACTTTGATCGCCGGGATTCGCTGATTCAATCGAACCCTGAACGATTAGTGCACCCGACAAAATCGTTGCACCAGATGTATATTTATATGACATATATAAAACCCTCCGCCTATAAATAGTGTGCTAAAGGATGCGCAGGATTAGAAAACGAAATATTTATTTGAGCCGTTACAATAAAGTGACACAGATGCATAATCTGATTCTAAAACTACTGAATTTTGACCGTCAATTGTATCTGAACCTGCGCGATTTATAGTAATATTATTTGTCTGTGCGTGGCCAAATTCATCTTTTATAATAAATGTCTGCCCATCTGTTGTGGTGCTGGCAGCAGGCAAGGTTATAGTGATGCCACTAGAAGCGGAGCCAACACCGACATAGTAATCTGAAGTGGTTACCGTATAGTTTGAATTTGTCGCGTAGCGCTTGTGGGACACTGCGCCGCTTAAATATACAGAAGTTTTGAACGAAGAGGTTGTGCTGCCCACATCAACGTCAAATAATTTAACGGCCGCGGCATTCGCTACGGTAAAGCTACCTGTTCGTACGTGATCGTCGTCATTAGAGTTTCCGAAATATGTCGAACCAAATTCGGTAGTCTCAATAACATTTTCAATGTGATAATGACTAGCGGATATTACGCCAGAAACATGAAGAGTTCCCTCTAAAACCACAGTGTTGGCTTGGTAGCCTCCATGGGCCCCTGTGTGGAACATAAACTTGGCCGAGCCGGAAGTATTTCCGGAGCCAGTCATGAATTGTATAGAACCAGTGGGGCCGTGTCCTTGCGGGGCCCCTGATCCTGAGCAATCTACATATGCCCATCCAAAGGTACCGTGCGCCATTACTAACCGACCCCTGCAGAGCCTGACCAGTTCTCGCCGTCGGAAGTTTTAGCCTTGTCTGGCTCTATGCTAGTTAGGCCCGCAACGATAGAAACACTATCCGAACCAGAAAGCCAAAGTTGGGTTACTTTTAACTCAAGAGGGCCGATCACGGATGTCCGACCACTGACGCTGCCGCTACCAACGGGAGCGATAGTAAAGTAATTGCTTTCCGATGAAATGCCGCGCGAGGAGAATCCGACTTTCAATTCGTTAGTTACATCATGATTATATATCTGAACCCATCTAGTAACATTGGGGAAAGCTACATGGGTAAGACTGTGTGCGTTGACTTGCTTTGCGAACGGTTTGCCGCTCACCTGATATGCGCCTACGTGATTTAGGCCCACCTCCATGTGCCACCCTGTGGGTTTAAAGTTTGCCATTTTTAAAAAACCTCCAAATAAACTGTTTCAATGTAAATAGTCTTTACTTTTTTCTATTACGTCTTTGTCTTGCTTTAGCTCGTTTTAATTCTTGTCTCGCCCTTAGTCTTGCGGCACGTTCGCGCTTCTCTTTCTTTGCTATTGAAGGTTTCTTGTAATATCTCTTGTCTTTAACTTGCTCAACTATTTTTTCTTTCTTTGTCTTTTTTAAGAATCTTCGGATCATTCTTTCGTGATTGCCCCTACACTCCTTGGAGGTCACAAGAACATTTGCTTTTTTTTTGGCCATACTTTTTCTGCTTCTATTTCATTGCGTCCCACATCCGCGAAGCTCCACCAATTAAAGAACTGATGTCGACTCCTGCGTCAGATGGGCTCCCTAGATCTACTGCGCCTGCGCGGGGTTCGGCGCGCTGTTGCATTGGCTCAGTCCCTTCAAACAAGTTAACGCCATTATAAGCATCTGCCCCGATGGCATCCATCAGCCTCTTTCGAGATGCCTGCGCTTTTTCGTTGGAACTGCTCCTCTGTTCTTGCAGCGTCGGTGTGTTTTCTCTCGGCGGGCGCGCAGATTCGACAACTATGCCGCCTTGCATGCCTTTCGCAACCTCTGAGACAACGTTGGATAAAAGACCTTCTTCGATAAGGACTTCATGAATACATTCCTTAACGAGAGGTTTAATGAGTTCCTTTAAATCTGATTTTTTCACGAATTACCTCGAATGATTCCTGCTATTTTCTTCCATCTACCAAAGGTTTCGTTAATCTTTTGTTCTGCAACTTTCTTCTTCTGCGGTTCATCTTCTTTCTCTTCCTCTGGTGGTGACTCAGCGTCAGCCGCGGCTGGAGTTGCGGGCGGCACACCTGCAGCCTGAGCCATGGCAGCCATGCCACCTTGCGTGGTGCCAGCAACTGGCTGTTGTGGACCAGCAGCCTTCGCCGCTGGCGCGCCGGGTTCCTTCTCAGGAGCTTTCTTTGCCGCAGCAGCGGGGCTAACGGTGTCCAAATCTGACTCAGCGTCGGCGGCCTTTTGTGCGGCTGCATCGTCAGCCGGAGGCTCAGTGGCGGCGGGCTCAGCTTTGGGCTCTTCGGCCGGCTCTTCAGCGGCGGCGGCCTCGGGATCCTCTTCGGCTGCTTTGATATCTTCGACGGCTGGGGCTATTTGCTCAACGGTGTCTGCAGCCTTTTCTGCTTCTTCTTCTGTGGCGCCGCGTTGGAAATTCTTTAATACTGCCTTAACAATATCCTGCTCGACTGGGGTTAAGTTCTCCATGTTGCGCTTTCCATTTGCAACATCTACGAAGGCTTGGGCAGTTTGTGCTCCAAGAAGTTTTTCCAATACTCCACCAGTTTGCTGCACAACTTGAGCGCCTTGTGGCGCCTGTTGAACTTGCTGAATTGCGGTATCGACCGCGCGTGTTTCAACTTGGGTTTGTATTTCTTCTGCTCGCTCGACGTCTCCCGTTGCAAGCGCTTGAGATTGCTCGGAAGCCTCTTCTGCTTTTTCGGGACTATATGGAAGTGCTTTCGCTGGGTCTACTTCAACCATTGTGCCGGCAAGTTCTTTAAGGCCTCCTTGGCGTGAGTGACCCATCCACTTCTTTGCAGCCAGTGCAATGGTTGCGCCGGCTAAAACAGCCGGAATACCAACCAATGCTAAGCTGCCCATCATCGCTTTCGATGCGGCAGCAGTTTTCATTCCGGGATATAGCCAATTCATTAATCCACTATATGAACCTGCGGCGTGGTACAGTTTTGGTATCGAGGTTACTCCAGCAATGTCGCCAACGCGAGTGGCCTTGCTTACATCGCGTGCAAACTGACCAACTGTTGCGGCATCTGGACCCATCTTTCCGGTCATGCTCTGTTGACCTTGTTCAAATCCTTTTGCTATATCCATGCTATCGCCGGGCGCTTGGCCACCGCCGATTCTCGGCGTGCCTGCAGCAGCATCACCAGCGCCCGCCGCAGCATCACCAGCGCCAGCGGCGCCTGCAGCCTTTCCTCCGGCAGCTTTTTTGGCGGCTTTTTTGGCAACGCCAGCAGCGTCGGGGCCGGTATCAAGTTTCGAAGCATCAAAACCTTTAAGGCCCGCCGTTGGATCCATAACTCGTTCGCCGCCCGAAAGGACTCTTGTACCGTCATCCAAGACCCGCTCAATACCGTTGGGATCAACCGATTTAATGCCCGGGCTGATATCGCTGTAGCGACCTAAAGACGGAATTATCTCGTTATTCTGAATTGCCTCGTTATCTGCTTTAACTTGTTTCCTGAGCCAGTTGTGAATTTTTTGTGCTTTTTTGCCGCCGCCGCCCACTTGGGAGTTGATCCCTGCGGATGCATCCAGATCCCAGCCTCCGATACCCAGAGTCGACGCATCATGTGCCGCTTTCCGTTGGAGTTTACTTAAGTTAGGGTCTGCAGGATCTCCGTACAGGCGCTTCATCAAACCTTTCCAGTCTTTATCAAGAGTGTGGTCGTTAAAGGCCTTACCTTGGAGTTCGCCGGCCGAGTGTGCCAGTCTTGCGCGATATAATTCCTTTACCTTATTCAAGGTGACATTAGCAGGAAGAGTGTCTAGGGGCATGTCGCCGAGATCCGCGAATTTGCCGGCGCCTTTATATTTCATTATTTTTTCTAAGGGTACTACTTTTTCTAGGTCCCCAACTGCTTCTTCTATTACAACATTGGCGCCTTCTTCCTCTTTCATAAACTTATATACAGTGGACAAGTCACCCAACGAGGCCTCAGTATACTCTTTAAGGCTTTGAATAATGCTGTTAGCCACAGGAACAGGCATCTGGCCTTCCATGGCTGCCGAGTATATCGAGTTATACATAACCCCCAAGGCGACCATGCCTTTTTCGAACACTTCTTGATCTTTTACGTTGGGGAATCCTTGGAAATCTCTCTTAAAATCCGAAAACATCTGTTTTGCTAATTTTGCAGACTCATCTTCAAGTGCTTTTTGTAATTTCGGGCTTACTTCAGCGGTGTTGGCGTTATCACTACGGCTAAAAAAGTTCTTAACAGAGTCCCAAACACCTTCATTGAGCATGTTCTTGTCTAAAGACTTTCCAGCGACCTGTTCCGCAACATTTAATGCCACACGACTATAGAAATCCTCTCTATTTTCGCGCAAACGCTCATATTCATTCAAGATTTTCTTGTTTTTGATTCGAGTACTCAAAAATTCACGAATCAGCTTCTCTGCCTCATCTTTCGAGGCATGTCGCTTGGGCTTAGGGCTTGCATTTGCTTTCCCAAGTCGTGCCGTAAGTTTTTCTTGTATCAATTGCTGTGCACGCGCTTTAGAAATGCGTGTTTTCTTTTTACTCATCTGAAGCTTCTCCCACTATATCATTAAGTAGTCTATTAATTTTGTCTGCCTTTGTAAAAATGTTTGGACTTTTTAGATCTTTGGCCTCTTTCATCATAAAAGCGCCGGGCGTCGAGGGTTCAGACACAAAATCAAAACAAATTAACTGAAAATCGTCTTCCACCATTGTGGAGCCATTGCCCTCACTAACTGAGCCCATTCCGCGTGAAGAGATTCCCAGCTTAACGCCAGACTCTACAAGCGAGCGAAGAATGTTGCCAGATGGAGTGTTTAATACTTGTACTTTTCCCATCACATCTTTGCCGTTCCACCACACATCAGTAACCATGTGGGAGGCATTCTTAAGATTGATGACTGAATCTTCTGGATGATCTAATTCGCCTAGGGCTCGGCGTTCTTTTACTAACTTCTTGTAGTTTTCCACTTCTCTCATTAAAACACGATGAGGATAAACTCGTCCATTTCCGTTTTGCGTGTCGGATTTTTGCATAATTCCCGACAAAATCATGCCGCCGCTAGCGACAAAGTGTTTTTCGGCCTCAGTTAACAAGTCCTGACAAACACCACCTTCACATAATTCATAATATTCTCGCAAAAGAACCTTGGCCATTCCGTTTCCCCCTAAGCTGCGCCGGCTTTCTTGGCGATGGTGCCTGAGACTGCTCTTTGCAGTGCGGTGAGGGCGCCTTTAATTCCCGGTGTGGTGGGATCGATTCCCAATTTCTTGAGATCTTTCTGGATATTTGCAAGATGAGAGTTCATAAGCGATAGCATTTTCTGAGCTTCGGCTTTCCCGGCTGTGGCCGCGGCCGTGTCGGCAGCTTTGCCTTTCATCTTTGCAGCCATTTCTTCCTCGCCGGCTGCACCTGCGACGGCGCCTAAGCCTTTCTGCAGCATGCCACGACCAGCGCCTTTCATCTTGGTCATTGCGCCGGCGCCACGGGCCTTGAGGCGATCCAAGATTCCTTCATCAATTTCTCCACTCTCGATCATTTGTGCGATCTCTTCTTCGATCAGTTCTTTTAATCGTGACTCTGTGATTTTCATTGTGTTAACTCCCTTTGCAACAATGTCTAACTGGTTGAAGCATCCACTTCTGTGTCCAAACGTTTGTGTTCATGTTCATGTTTTACTCCATTATCTCCAAATACCATATTAAGAACGTAAGATGTTCCGGATGACAGCCAACCCAAAATAAAGAAATTAGCCAGAGATATGTCAAAATTAAATAGTTCCGTAAACGGTGAAAGCAACATTAAAAACCAGCCTACATGAAAACCCATGCACATTGGACAATGAAACACCTTACCGTAACCTCTGGCTGCATCTCGGGGTGGCCTAATTCTAGCTAGCCATGGAAGATCGCTATAAACTAAAATCTGTGTCAAACCATACGCGCATAAAATAAATGCTAAAAGCTCCAAAATAACTCCATTAGATTGTGTATAAGTAATTTAACGAATATGGATCCCTAATATATCCATAATTCATCGAGCCTTGTTTAACTTGTTGCGGCACTTCGCCAAGCTCTGTTGAATCTTCCCTATCTGGGTGCGTTAACTCATCGTTATTCATCGAAATGATGGCCTCAGTATTCTCAAAGTAGGGGCGCTCTTCGTCGATAAAGGCAGAAATGTTAATCAAAGCTAATTTGGGGCCACTGATTTCTGGGTTTGCTGACTCTTGGATTGTTCCCTCGATTGCTCCATAAAAGGAGCCCCCTTGAATTGATTCTGGAACTATGATTCCCTTTTTTCTAAGGTGGGTCATGAGCCGGTTTTGGGCGCCATATACCAAATCGTTCATCGTCTCCTTGGGGAAGACTGTAATTTTTTTATTTGTGGGCGACAGTATGATATCAATATCCCCATGATCAAAAATCATTAAATCGCCAGATATACTTTGACGAGCATTCAATTCAAGTCTAACTTTTTTCTCGTTTGCTTTCGCTCCGATTTTAATTATGATTGCCATCGTCAAATAATTCCTTAACTAGTGATTGGGTTTTGAGAACAGTCGTCAGCACTTCTTCGGAGGGTCCTTCGACCTTGAAGCCTTCCAATTTTTCTAACAATTTGTTTGTTTTATCCATCATATCTCTATCTTGAACGATAACTTCAAGACTTTTAGCTTCCACTAGCTTGTTTTTGAGGCGCGACACTTCCTCGTTAACAAACATCTTAAGTTCCAGTGCGTTATCCATAAAAGATTTAATGTAGTGAGTCAGCAAAACCCGCTGTTCCTCAAGCAAGCTTGAATCATACTTGTGATTAAACTTCTTAACAAATGTTTCTATCAACACATCGTCAACTTCAGTCGTGTCTGTTGGAGTGTTTTGCGGCATCGTACTTTGAACGAGCATATTCTCTAACAATACCCTATCTTTTGGGCTTGTGTTGTGAGAAAATAATTGGTAAATTGTAGCTAATGATTTGTAATTTGGTACAAAGTTGTTGAATACTGCTGGCTCTAGTTCTTTGTTTATATCCTTAATGAGTTCAGTTTGTTCTGCAAATAAAGCATCGGCACTTATCATACTCTTTTGGCGATATGATTCGTGCATGATCCTCGCATAATCTCGTTCACTTACTCCATCTCTGCTGCAGAGGGAACGATAACATTCTAAATCTTTCCGAAGTAAACTATTTGGAGTAAAATGTTTTTTTATTAGCTTTACAATGGTGTTTCTTCTGGGTGCGTCTTTTTGTAATATAGCCGATGTTCCTTCGCGAACTAGGGCCTCGTAAACAAATGCCGTATTGCGCTTTTTATTGTGCTTGATTTTCATCTTTTTGCTCCGTTAATAGTTTCTCTTTGTCTTCCAATCCGCTAATAAGATTTTTAACGGATTCGTTAATTCTAAACAATTTGTTTTCCTCGTTGATCTCTTCTAATTTATAATTAGGTTCATTTTCTTCATAAATACCTTTTGCAATATTCGGTATGCTATTGATCTCAGAACCGGGAAACACATTCCTCAAAGTTGCACTGCTCTTTTCTGCATTTCGCTTGCCGGCATAACTGCGAATTCGAGGGCCGCTGTCCTTTCTTTTATCGGCTCTAACGGGGTAATAAACCTTGTCTCTGGAGCCCGGTGTTAATCGGGGCGATGGACGAGATCCGGGAGGAGCAGCTAGCAGTGCCGAATCATCTCCGCCCGCTTCGCCGGCCGGCATCTCTTCTGGGCCGCCCATGTCACCCCCGAGGTCGCCACCGAGGTCGCCTCCAAGATCACCTCCAAGATCGCCACCCAAATCGCCGCCGCCAAGCGCTCCGGCTGTTTCTCCTGCCGCGGCTTGCTCTGCCACCTGTTGTAGTGCGGCATCATGTTTGCGATCATAATACATTTCATATTGATTACGAATAAATTCCTCATGCGACAAGCCAAAAATATTATCAGCAACCCACCTGCGAGAGAAGTATCCTTCCGTGGCACTAGCTGCAATATCAAACTTAGCTTTCCAGTGTTCAATTTCCTGTAGTTCTGCAATCTTTGAGGGATTGTTTAGGGCCAGCTTAAAGCCAATAAGATCGTCGCCTCTAAACCCTAATGTGTAGAGATGTATAATCCCAATCTTTTCTAATTCATGGATGATAACCCTTTGTAATCTCTGGATAGTTCTTGCAAAGCGAATATCTTTCTGCGCTAACGTCGTTTTGTCTTCTGCGGCTCCTTCGCCCATCGCAAGATACGCTTGAGGGATCTTAAGTGCTGAGAATAGTTTGTCACGGAGATACTTAACATCATCAATAGCTGTTGTGTTTTGTCCACCAGCAAGATTGCTAATCTCTGTTGCTGTGCCGGGTCGGACAGGGATGAAATAGTCTTCTTCGATACTCATAGGATTATAACGCAAGTCAACTCGGCCGGTCTTTTGGTCAACAACAGAATGTCTCTTAAGTTGTGTTACGATCTTCTCCATATACTGTTCGACTTCGTTTGGAGGTATGCCTCCAACATCAATCTTAAATAATCTACGCTCCGAAGAACGAATAACTCGATATGCCATCATGGCATCTTCCACCAAAGTTAATTGACGAAATATTCTTCTTGCAGGATCTAGTATTGACGTGCCATATGGCGCATGCTTATCGTTGCCAAGAATGCGAAAATGCGCGACTTGCCAATTTTCAAAAGTCATTCCAGCAGAATTCCATTGGTACTGAATATAGTTTGGGTTCGTGGAATCTTGACCTTCTAATCTTTCAATTTCCGACAGTGGTAAAGATATCACTGACTGTACTCCGAACTTATCATCAATATCCAAATACAAAAAGAAGTCTCCATATTTGCACATTGTGCGGGCCCAGCCAAATAAGTTATATTCTAGATTCAAAATATTGTCATATAGATTTTCAAGAACCGCCTTTATTTCTTCATTTGGGCACTTTATGTTGAGCATTGGTTGCAGGTTTGAGTACGTTGTCATCTCATCTGCATATATGTCCATCGAAGATGCTATTTCTGGTGTGTATTCCATTTGATCAAAATCAACATATCTCTCTACTCTGCGTTGGTTTTGAATAGCATTTGCAGATATTACATCTAGGGGGTTATAAAGTGACTTTTTAAATTGTTGTCCGGACGCACTCCTAAATCGACTAGAAAACTTGTCCAAGTGTTGTCTTCTGATTTTACGACCGGTTTGAGAACGATAATTAATTATCGGTCCGGAGAAGAGCCTAGTTAATGACTTGAATAAATTCGACTGAGTGTTCCGTGGATTTCTCGCGCTAAGATTGTTTTTTTTGTTTGGTGGCATTTATTTTCTCACTTTATAATCCATTTGTATTGGCTGTATGTTTTTTCTGCTTCGCTCATTTTATCAAATATATCATCTTTTTTATAGCCATGTTGACCTTTTATTTGCGTATTCATGATAGTTCTTGAAGTTTTAATGGAACCAATAAACGCTTTTTTATAGTTTAGTTCGCGTGCGCTGGTCTGCAGGGCTGTGTCCCTAACCCAACATGCTATTGCTAGCGCCATTATCAAATCATCATGATACCCCTTCATTGCTTCTGGGCGGCCATTCCTCCAAATAAAGGTTTTCATCTCGTTAATGGTGCGAGATGAATATACTTTAATTAGTTTATTTCTGATAAACTCCTCTAATTTGGCAACTATCAGTGGTCTGGTTTTCATTGTGGTTGAAAATCCCGGTACCGCCGATGTTCTATACTCTGCTTGGTGTTGTTCAATATATTCGTGTGTCGACTTAATAGAGTAATAAATATTGGGATAGCCATATTCTGTTAATTTATCTAAAACAGAGTAGCCTATGTTGTTGTTTTCCACAACAAGCATGCAGTTTCCAAATTCTCTCCCGACTTGATTGAGCATATTCGCGTACATATCTAAAGTGGGCTTTCCTTGGTACTCACCTACAATCTCCAAAGTTTCAAGCTTTATAATATGGAACGTTGAATAATCCGCACCGTCGCCGCGAGCGACGTCAGCCACCATTAGGTAATTACAGCTAGGGTCGTACTCTTCCCAAATCCAAAAATTACGATCAAAACCGGTTCTATATTTGGGCTCTTTGACACCTTCCAACAACCACTGCATGCAATCCGGATCAATCACTGTTTCTCCTGATGTGTTGAAGTTGCAGGCCAACTCTTGAGCAATTTGGCGCTTGGACATATTCTTAGTTTCTTTTTTATACCACTCTTCATCCCTCTCTGGATGTACGTCCCAAGGCAGGGTCGTAAGGTTGAAGTTGTTTGCGCCTGATTCTGCATCTGCACAGGTTTTGTGGAACCAGTTACCGACTCCGTTTGGAGTCGAAAGCGCAATACAGCGACCACCTGTAGATAGCGTGGGATATAGACCGGTCCACAGTTCCTCAAGGCCATCAATGTGGGCGGCCTCATCAAGAACCAAAAGAGACAACGCCTCGGAGCGACCTGCATCGCCGGAGGTAGATGCTGCCTTGATAGAGGACCCGTTCGAAAGCTCAAATGATGTACGGTTATCGACGCTAATTGTTGCGATCTTCAGCCAGTCCGGTAAATTTCGCATGATGTTTTTAACTTTCTTTACAAGGTTTCCGGCGGTAGCAAATTTAGTAGCCATTACCAAGATTGCCTTATCTCGATGAAACAGCATCATCCATACGATATAGCCTGCAGTAACAGTTGAAATACCAAGCTGACGTGCTTTTAAAATAACGTTAAATCGGTAGTCATTGAAATCTTTAAGTAGATCGTCTTGAAAGCTATAGGTGTTAAACAAAATCAGCCCGTGCATCGGATGAGATATACGGGCATACGTATTCAAGAAATAAGACGGATCTTTACCGCACTTCAATATCTCTTTGACTCTTTGTTTTTTGTCTAATTGAAAACTCATACATCTTTCAAGGCCGCTATTACTTCTTCTCTGTTGGCCAAGTCGCCTTCGCCATCAAGCACAATCATCTCTTCTATTCCATCTCTGTGTGCCGCGTCAACAAGTTCTGCATCAGACATTTCTTCAAACCCATGTGGATCCAAAACATTATACATTTCATCTTCGCCGCCCATGTCGTGCCAGCGTTCTTCTTCATCTCTGTTTCCGGGTACGCCCGCCATAGAATGGGCACCGTACGAAAGGCCGGCGCCTTCATAAATCTTTTTAAGGACTGCTTCTCTGAGCGGACCTAAGCTGATTGTAGGGCGCCCTTCCGCGCCGGGAGAATAGAGGCTTTCTGGTTCCTCATCTTCAGGAGGTCCAAGCTCTACTCCGGGAATCTTACTAAAGACAGCTTGAAACAAGTCTGACACCTCTTCTGGAGGCATGCCCTGTACAAGAGCGGCGATCTGATCTTCTAAGGGGCCTTGGTCCATGGGCGGGCCTGAGATTTCGGCCTCTGCCTCCGGATCATAAGCACCACCGTCGTCAACGCCTTCATCATCGTATTGAGGCATGTCATCAATGGGAAGAGGCATTGTGTCGTCGGCTGCAGTATGTGGTTTTTCCATAGGGGCGGTGTCGCCGCCATGGCGAGCATAACGAGTGGGATCTCTCTCTTCCGGAGGCCTATATTTGTCGCCCATTATTCTCCTAAGAAGGTCTTCTACTTCCGGATTTCCGGGCTGCAGTCCCTCGCTTAGCAAATATTCTTCAACAATAAGACGATAAAGCTTATCACGAGAAATTTTCATTATTCTTTCTTCCTAGTATCGTTATCGGGTCGAGTGCCACCCTTACCATTCCAGCCACCTTGATCTAAAAACGACTTCCAGCTTGGCTCTAGACTGTCGGTAGACTCCGGAGTGTTGCTCATCTCCTCTTTTAAACCACCAACTTTATAATGCATTTTTGCCATCACCCAAGATCGAACCCTTGAGGCGCTCTCTACATACACGTCAATCTCTCCCTCTTCGGTAAGGCTAACTGATTTGCCCGTAATTTTCTTATACTCGGACTTAAGAAAAGATGCAATGTCTGAAACGCGTTGTTCCATATCCGATTCAAATCCTTTTCCATAAACTTCTTTTAATTGGACTTCTGATTGATATGCGACACACATCATGTTTCCGTAAAATTTCACACTAAAGCCGTCCATCACCCTCTTGTCGAGAATTGGGTTTCCCTCTTCTCTTTGTAGGCCGGCCTTGAGGGGTTCTCCGTTTTCATCGAGGGCGCCGTCATAGGCATTTGCAGCGGCTTGGGAGAGCCCTTTTACGATTTCTTCTATTGTTGCCATTGTTTTTATCCTTTCGTTTTTGATTTAGAATTTTTTATGGTGTTATCTCTTAACCATTCCTTTTCTTCTATTTCTTTGCTGTAGCAGTAGTGGCAACAATCAAATTTTAGAAGACAAACATCGTCCATCGATCTTTGCGGAAAATTTCCACAAATTGAACATGTTTTCATAGATTCTCTATTAAGTAGTTTTTTTGTCACCTTTATACCACTAAGGTCAATTTTATCTTGCCATTCCTGATTTTGCGAAGACTTAGCATACAATTCTTTCATTTGTTCTGCGTATTCTTTTTCCTTTTCTTCGTCCCAGTTTGCCATAGGGTTCTGTACGGCTTCGTCGCCATATTTTTTACTTATAGCATTTTCGATAGCTGCAATACGATTTGGATCTTTATCTTTCATTTACCGCCTTATATACGCCATATGATGCCGCAGTACCAACTAGGATCCCACCAGCAAAATACAACCACTTGTAGCGGGGTGAAGTTTTTTTTAGTGCATCAGCTAGCAAGCCAATTTCTTTATCTTTCTGCATTATAAACAAATCGTATTCATCTGTTAAGGACTGATGTTCTATTTTTAAACTTTCCAATTCGAACCGATGTTTCTCTTGAAGCTTATCAAGTTGATAATCGGTCTTAATTTGACAAGAATAGGCCGCTATATCGTAGTCTGATAGTATGGTTGATATTGCGGTGCCATCAAATAAGACTCCCTCAAAGGGTGCCGGCTGTCTATATTCCAAGATGGTAAATTTTGAAGGCTCTGTTGCGTTGGCCGACAAAGACAACATCAATAAGAACTTAAGGAACATATTGAATCCCGAAGGTTGTCTCTATGTCTTTAATTAATTGTTCTCTATCTTGGTTAAATTTGTTTTTATATTTGCCTCTCTTGTCTTCTCTTAATTGATCGATCATCTCAAGGGCTTTTTCATAGTCTTCTTCGATTATTGCTAAAGATTCAAGATGGCTCTCCATTAATAGGCGCCTCTCTTTTAGTTCACGCTTATGTATTTCTTTGAGGCCATCGATTTGTGCAGCATGAGACTCAGCTTGAGTTTCGTATGCTTTTTGCATCAAACTATAATCATAACGATTCTTCATTGCCACGGCTGCCAACAACAATATTATGGCAATTGCCTTCCAATTCTTTAATGCAAATTCTAAAATTTGCTTTTTAATCATTATATCCTCGCAACCTTGCAATACCATCGATAACAGTTTGGCCGCCGATATATATGGCTGAAATTATTACCCAGTCCTCACTGGTAACGTGGCCAGCAAGGGTTAAGCCGGTCGCAGTTGCCCATACCATAAGTTTGCGAGATGTTAGTTTCGACAACCATGTATCGATAAATGCTTTTGTTTGTGTCATTGTTTTCCTTATTTCTTTTTCTTTTTCCCAGCTTTGGCCATTTGTTTGTCGGCCACTCCATAGGCGACATCCGGATCTACACCTTTCGATATCAGATAGTCTGCTCGGTCATCTTTCGCTTTGTAGAAAGATTTCTTGTACTTTTTCTTTTCTGCCAACTGTGGCTCGGCGCCGGCGCCTGCACTAATCTTGCTAGACACAGCCTGCATTACGATGGCGCGCTCTTCTTCTGGGACTTTTTGCATCTCTTTCATAAATGCGCTGTATGCGGCCTCAATTTTTGGCTCCAAGGCTTGAAGATCTATGTCTCCCGCAGCTTCAAGTTCTTCTTTGATAATCTTAATAAGATATTTTTTATTTATTTTATATTCTTTGACGGCAGCAGGACCCCCGGTTAGTTGTGCAATCTCTTGCGGACTAAACTGCTTTGCTCGACATTCAGTGTCACTACACAGCGTTCCAAATCCCGACTCCTTATCAATCTTCCATGTATCGCCATTGGCATCTGTGACCTTGACCGTTCCTTCTTCTTCGGCTTGTTCGCTAGATTCTTGGGACCGCCAGTCGTCAAAAGTATCGCCGGCGTGGGCGGCAGATGGACCCATGGCTCCAAGCATGGAGCCGGCCAGCGCGGCTCGGGTGCCCCACTTCTTAAGGGCTTTCGGAAGGATCTCTTCAATCTGCTGCTCCGTTAAATTTAATGCCTCTAGCTCTTCTCTAATGATCTGCTCAGTTGTTACGCCGCTCACATCAGTCATGTCATCTGGTCCAAATCCGAACTTGCTTTTCTTTGCAACTTCTGGTGAATTCATTAGACACTTAAAAATCCCAGCATATGCTTTGCCAGCGGCGGCGAAATGCCCGGGCATCGATGTGGCGATGTCAACGGCGTCACCCCCCAGATCTTTAAGGGCCGGACCAAGTCCCACTTCCTCTGGTTTGTCTCTGATTTTCTTCCCCATTTCGCGGCTGAGATCGCCGGCTGGGCGCGCCGCTTGGAGCATACACTTTCTCAATTCTTGGCCGGCACCCGTGTCGGGTTCAATTCCTAATTTTTGCCTCAAGACATCTCCGACCAGCATATTGCCTTTCTTGCCGTCAGTGACTTTTTGAAGCATATTGCCCATAGATTTCGCAACATTTTTCAACCAGTTTTCGTGCAGTTGTAATTGAAGCTCCTCTCTAATGATCTCGATAAGCTGTTGTTCCGCGGTTTTCATTTTCAATATCCGTACTTCTTAACTCTCGGATCTTCCTGAAATGCTGGGTGGTTCAAAACATCGAGATGCTTTTGCGAATGTCCTTGGGTGGCACTAAATAAGATCATTTTAAGATCCGATCTCGGATCAATGCCAGCTTCCTGTGCTGCCATCGCCTGTGCTGTTGTTAGAGCAAACTCTCTGTCAGGACCAGATGTAGTGAAGCTTCCCTGCTCTTCGAGCGAGTTGCCAGCCGGCTTGATGACGTAGCCACCAAACTCACTGTTACGGTTCATTGCTCCGCCAAATGTAAACTTAAATGGCGCAGCATCATCGAAAGAACCTATTGATAGGCCAAATTTTTCCAAATCTCTTTGTAATCCCATGTGATTAAAAAGTTCAGATGTTGCTTGATTGGGGTTAATTGTTCGCTGTTCATCCTTGTAGTTGCTACTTGGTCCGCCGAGATGACTAACAAAAGTTGCCTTCGGAGAAACATTAACTCCAATCTTACCGGTTCTAGGATCAACTGATGCTATGCCGGAATATATGAAACCCTGCGGCTCACGCTGGCGGGCTGGTGCCGCATCTTTTAATTTGGTCAGTACGATACCAACTGCATTTTGCGCTTGTGCAGCGTCTAATTCTTCATTTAGATCTCTGTATGTTGTCTCGTTTAAAAAATAACGAGGGTCAATTCTCTTCTTGTTTTTTCTTATAGCCATTATAAATCTCCTATGTTGCTAATCCATTCATACTTAGTATCGCAATCAGACCGGGCACATTCTTTCTGACATAAACGCCAGAGAAAAGTGTCTCGCATCGGCCGCCGACATAAGCGATTGCCGACTCAATATTCTTGCTGACTTTGGGGTCAGCCACCATCTCTTCTGACACAACCAACACTAATGAGCCTGCCGCAGCCTTACCCTTGGGTGGAGGACACGCAGAACGATTCATACAGTTGTGGAGGATCACCGATCCAAGCTTTGCAGTATTTGGATCCTTTATCATGGTTGAACCCATAAAGGCTCTGCCGTTATTGCCCAAGCATGTTTCCAAATCCTTGCTATCGAAAGATTGGATCGGTGAATCCTCAGTGGAGAGTTTTAAAACTTGGGCTAACGATTTGGCAAATTGTGTATTAGCGACCGGGTACATGCCAAGCATACCGATTCTGCCGCGTAGTAAGCGTGTGGATCGTTCGTTATCAAGTATAATGTGCGGATGCTGTGCTACATCATTTGCCAGCGTCAGTGCATTACGAGCGATCGTGGGGTTAAGGTTCTCTTGTGCGGTCGGCCATGAAACTATATAAACGACCTTACCACTTGACTGCACAGAGCGCATGTAACGCTCAAAGACAGAGTGAAGAGCGGTAACAGAACTACCGGTCCCACCACCACCGCCAGCAAGGACGAATAACCAATCAACTTTACCGAGTTTGATGCGGAGAGCATCTTCAACAATTGCACCATTTTGACTTAATACCTCTTTTCCATAGTCTACGTTTTTTCCAATCCCGTCTGAATCGGGGATGAGGACAACGTGATCCTCTTCTACATTCTTTGGAATGTCTTTACCTGTTGAATTTACGAGTAGCGTTTTGTTGAATCCAAGTTCAATAAACGCATTCGCCATTTTATTGCCTCCACCGCCGACACCGACAAAACCAACATTAATAGATGAGGGTGCTGTATTCTCGGGGAGTAAATCTTCATCAGAGTATTCCATCTGTAATCCGAAGTCCTCAACCATGCCGAAGTCTTCTGCATCTACTGCTTCATGGTAGCTGTCTTTTTCCTGCGCAAAGGCAGGAGGTGGTTCTGCGGGAGGCAGAAAATCAAATTCATTGTTATCGTTTTCGTCTGACATTGAGTATCTCCTATTGGTTTACTCTTGCATATCCGTCTTTCTTTTCAATTACTACTTGCATGTCAACACAATCTTTGAGCGAATCAAGGTGCGAGATAAGCAAAACGTTCTTAAAATACACTTTAATTAGTTCCAAGATCCTAATAAAACCCTCCATATTTTCTTCATCCAGTGCAGTACCGGGCTCGTCAAGTACAAATATATCTCCGGTAGGGAGAGACGATACTCCTAAAAGCGCAAGACGGATAGCGATTGCAGATAGTGACTTCTCTGCTCCTGATGCCATCTCGATAGGGCGCTCGTCGTATCTTGGGTGTTTAATAAAAATGTCAAACTTGTTGCCAGACGCCTCAAAAAAGACTTCAAAATCTACAATATTGGCCAACACCTTGGCTATTTCAGAGTTGATAACTGGGATTTTCTTTTTGATGATATCATAGGCGATCCCATTTGAATGCATGCACTGCATATATAAGTCATATGCGGCGTATTCCACTTGTAAATCCTCGTACTCTTTCTTCTGGTTTTGGGCGTTTTCCACTTTTTGTTCAAGAGAGCCCACCATCTTAACATGTTCGAGAGTAGAGTTCTCGCATGTATCAATTGCAGAGTTGGTTCGTTTAATCTTATAGTGACACTCGTTAAGTTGAACCAGTAGCGACTCTAAATTCTCTATTGCCTCCTTGTTTTCCTCGTACTCATCTCTCTTTGCTGTCAAAGCAGCCAGTTCAGATTCAATGGTGTGTATAGAGTTCTTGTTTCTTTCTATTTCCAAATTTAAATCAGCTATCTCTGACGAAACTGTGTGTTTGCTGTTTTCCATCTTGTGATACCTGTCTAACTGAGTGTCGACATCCACGGGGTTTAGATCGTCTATCTCGGCAGATATTGATTCTATGTCTTTTAGAGTTTGTGATTGTTGTTCTTCAACACCCCCTTTGTTTGCGACAGCCAAGTGAGCTTCCTTAACAAATTCATTTTCACAACAATAGTGGCACTCCGGATCATACTTGTGTTCGTTGAGCAATTTCTGCTTCTTTAAGATGTTGGTATGCATCTCTAACAATTTGTCAAGATTATCTTCCTTTTCTTTCAACTCTTCGCGATGTTTGAAGATGCGCCTTTGTAGAGATTCAAATTTTTGCAAATCGAAGTCTCCCAAGAAGCCGATGATTTTTTCATAAACCCCCTGTTTGGTTTTTAAGCTTCCCTCATCTTCGCCAATCTTAATGTTTAGTGCTGTTACTTCGTTTTCTTTTTTTCTAATTTGATTTGATATTGATGCTATATCGATAACTTCAGCCGGAATTGAATCAATCATTTCCTGGGTTTGCGTACACGTGGAATTGAGTTCTTCAAGCTGCTCTTTTAGAGCCATGCACCTATTCCGTTGTTTTTCGAGCTTTTCTCTCGTACCAGAAAGCTCAGCGAGCGCATTGCCTATTTCTTCATCATAATTTTTAGACTCCATTCTCTTAAGGGCGCCCTTGAGATCGGTGGAGTCTTCTTTTGCTAACTTAAACTTTTGTTCAAAAAATTCCAGATCTAAAAATTTGGCAATGATTTCTTTTCTTCGAGTTGAGCCCTCATCAATAAAGGAGAGTGCTCCATGTTGCGAAGACAAGGAGGACACTGAGAAGTCGTCCAGGGTTCCAAACTGCTTCCTAATGTTTGCATCCGTCTGTGTTCTTGTGAGACCATTAAGAGATCTTACCTCTCCCATCACCCTGTCATGGACTTCAAAATTAAGCTCTGTTTTTGCTTCAAGGGTTTCTTGTCCTTTCAAGCGTTTGGTATATTTATCAGATCTTCTCTCAACAGTGTAAAGCTTATCTCCAATCTCAATCTTTACTTTTCCAGAGCCGTATTCCTTATTCTGGTTAATAACATTGAGATTCTTGCGCTCATTTTTCGAGGTTGAATTAAAAAGAGTCCAAAGCACAGCATCAATAATACTGCTTTTTCCAGAAAAGTTTTTGCCGAAAATCCCGACAATCCCGCCAAGTTCACCAAAGTTAACACTGTTTTCTTCCCCATAATTAAATAAGTTATCAAACTCAAAATTGACCAATCTCCAATTAATATTTCGAGAAATATCCTCATTATCTTCTACGAGCTTATTGTATTTTCGATTTAAATCATATATCTTTTCCATGGTGTGCTCTGGCACCTCATAATCCACAAGATATTCTTCCATCAACTCTTCTTGAATTGTGACATCCCTAAGATTCTCTGTTCTTAGACCATCAGTTAGTGATTCTACACTGCCTCTCTCTCCAGATGCTCGATTCAAAAAAGATATACTTTCTGGCTTAAATCTGTGTTTTGCGATATCAACGGCGCGGCGCATAATATCCAGCGGTAAGTTGTTGTTGCTAACCAGCCTAAGCCGGGCGCCGGATGGGATATCCGTGTTTTTAGGCATTCGCCCTTTGCGAGTGAGTTCAATAGTAATAAACGGCTTCGGATTAACCAGAGGAACGTGTCTAGTTCCCCACGTGCTTTTGTCAACAATGTCCCAAATAAGGTATCCCTTGTCGTTCGATTCACCATGATTCTGTTGCACAAGTGAGCCGGGATATTTTGCCCTACCTTCGTTGTCCACTTTCTGGTCGGTCTTGTGGATATCCCCAAGCAATGCGTAGTCGTATTTTTCGAGCGTCTCCATATCGATGTCACCGTGAGTCATCATCCATCCGCTATCTGTAACAGATCCAACCACCGATCCGTGATACAAGGCGATGTTAACACGATCTTCTGGAAGTTCTGGTTGCCAATTTTCGGGATCTACAATAGATAACACATGCAAATCTATGCCTTCGGCGACCTCTACAACGCTAGAATACTTATGGAAATAAATATTGGGATGATCGAGGTACTCTACGATTGGAGAAATAGCATCCAATCTTCCGCTATTCTTTAAATTCATATCGTGATTACCAAGAATCATGTGATACGGAGCTATGTCTGCTAATCCTACAAACAACTCACTCATCATCTTAATTGCCTCCGGTGACATATCCAATTTGGTGTGGAACGTGTCGCCGGTATTAACAATAATATCTGGCTTTTCTTCTCTTAGCTTCTCGTAAAGCTGCTCGAATACTGCACGGTATTCTTTGTGGTACTTTAATTTTCGGACATGGATGTCCGATACGTGCGCGATCTTAATGCTCACAAACTCTCCTAATTAAACATCATCCAAAAGAGAGCGTTGAATCCATACCATGAGGTGTAAATAAAAATTGCCTTTCCAAGTGTATTTAAAGCATACTTAAGCATACGTGCCCCCTCTTGTATCTATACTATATCATCGCAGATCAGAGATGTCAAGCGTTTTCTTTATATAAACTCTTGCCCTTGGCTTTTCGTTCTGCGGTTTTGTCCTGAAGCGCCTTATATGCAATTGACCAAGATGCAGGAAGAAGCTGACCAACTTCAGAATCATAAAAGTCTCCGTGACCCTCAGAGCCCCATGAATTAAAATCAGTTACCAGATCTTTTAGAGCCTGAATATCCATTGTTTGATAATACTGTTTTAGATCTTCTTTCTCAGCGCCGCGAGTGAAGGTGTCCTTGTAGCCGTCCGGCAGGCTGTCATATGGAACATACACAAGATAACCCGATCCGGCTTGGGCTTGACCGGTACTCTCTACGTCTCCCTTCTTCACAAAATTACTTTCAAGTCTATCCATGGCGATATCCTTAGCGTCGTCGGCGCCGATTCCTTTGGCCAAATCAGCGGGAGCGTCACCACCAGTAGCGCTGCGCTCGATTGCTTTCTCTATGGTATTCGCGCGGGATTGACTTATATTCTGCGCAGCTTGTACAGCGTTTTGTATCTGTTGTGCCGCGGCAGGGGTCGTACCAATGCCTTCTAAATCTTGTAGATCGGAGGCGGCTTGACTACCAAAAGCTAATGCCGCCATCACCGTCAGGGGTATAGCGGATTTCCTTGCAGCTGACTTAAGGACATCCAAGACCGAAGCCTCCAACATCAGACGCTGCTCTTTGGTGAGGCTAGGATGCATCTCATTAATTACTTCAGCAATTGTCTGCTTTATAACGCTAAGCTCTGCTTCTTCACGCACAAGCTGCCGAAGTTTGGCTTCGGAGATCCTCATTAGACCTTTCCTTGCCAACCTGTTCCGCCTTCACGATCCTTCTTTTTTGCCGCCTTCTTGAATCTCTTAGCGAGAGCCTTGCGTTTTGGGGTGCAAGTCTTCTTTGTCATTGGGGTGCAGTACCCCTCGTGGTCGGGATCAACCGCTTTTTGAATCCAATCTTTATCTTCATCCATCGGGTCTCCGTGCATTCGCTCATATTCATCTGCGTAGTTGTCCAAATCGTTTGGATCCGGATGCATTGCTTCTTCGTTATGCATGTGCCACAACGCTGAAAAGACTTTACTTTCGAAGTTTTTAAAATCTCCGGAAATGTTGCGATCTGTCGCGTCTCCCCACATATCGATCTCAACTTCGGCTTCATCAGCAATGATTTGAGCGATGCGTTTTCTGTCGTCGTAGCTAAGTTTCGGCTCTTTGTTGGGATCTCCAAAATCTATAATTCGTATTCCGTCTTCCCAGGCAAATTGGGCTATCATTTTCGGAGTAATATCATCAAGTGCCTCCATTAGGCGTCGTTGTTGGCGGAGGACGCCCCCTATTTCCTCTTTAATTATTTGCTTTAGTTCTCGCTTGGTGATTTTCATAGTTCTCTGAAGTCCTTTAGTGCCTTGTGTATAGCCTGAATGACGCCGTTGTTTAGATGGGAATATTGTGGAGGATCTTTAGCTG